GGCCAGATGGCGCATCGCGGTCTTGACATCGATGCCGGGCTTCGGCACCGGGTAGCCCTTGAGTCCGCTGAAGAACCAGTCCGACTGCCACTGAGTCCACTTGTTGCCGTTGTGCCGCTTGAACTCCTCGGGGATCTGAGCGTAGGGCGGCAGGAGCTTTGCCATGTCACTGCCGAAGACGGCGGACAGCTTGTCGACATCGGTTGGCTTCTTGAAAGAGGTCACGGTCATTCCTTGTGTCAGTAGAAGAAGGGGCTCTGCGAGGTGCGGGTTAGGCGTCGTCCTCGGCGGTCTCGATCTCGCCGGCGCGAACTGTCATGAGCTTTTGGCCGCAGCAGCCGTAGTGCGCTACCCAGACCGGCGTGTTCTCACCCATGAGGAATTCGCCGCCTTTGTAGCCCGTGAGTTCACGCCCCATGACGTTTCGGCAGCGCTCCAGCAGCTTGCCCGCGGTGCATTCCAGCTCACCGCGCTCGAAAGCGAGGTCGCTGTAGTAGCCGCGGTAGCTGTGGGGCGAGCACAGCGACGGAATCACCGTGTCTGCCGGCATCGCTTCCAGCGCTGCGATCAGCTTTCCTAGCGTCATTTGCGTCTCGGCGCGTTCCCGTCGCCACTCCGCACTCTTGGCGTCGAGCATTGCTTGGAAGGGGTTGAACTCGCTCATGTCATTCCTTGGTAAGTAGAGAGGCCCTGCAGGGTGTGCGGCGATGGGGGGGTCAGGGAGCCTTGAACTCCGCCGGCGCGCTGGCCGGTTGTTCGGCGTGGTGGTCCCAGGTGTCGAGGAACGGCTCGCGCGCCGCCCGGTGCTTGTTAGCCTCGATGGCGCCCAGCACGGCCATGCCGAAGGTCGCGAGGTTGAGGACGATCAAGGCGGCGTAGAGAAGGCGGCGGCGGGTGAACTTCACTTGGCGTAGTCCTTGGACTCAGAGGACGTGCCGCAGAAGGGGCACTTGGGGTGGTAGGACAGGTACGACAGGCCGCAGGCCGGGGCAGGACAGCGAACGGTGGTTGCGCGAGCGGTGGGCGCGGGTGCGGGGTGCTCGCGGCGCTCGCGGTAGTAGGCGGGGGTGCCTTTGGCGGGCATGGTGGTGCTCAGTGAAACTGAACCGCGCCACCATCGGCCGCAAAGTCCATCGAAGCGCGGAACTCGCAATAGCACTCGTAGAAGTTGCGGCGCCCTTCGCTCTCGAACGTCTTGGCGCGTTCGTCGAACTCGGCGAAGTCCTTGGCCAGCTTCGCGGCCGTGACTGGCCCGATCAGGCCGTCGCAGTCGGTGAAATTAATGAGCTCAGAGAACGGGCCGGTGGCACCGTTCCATACCGCGGCGTCGTGGCGCATCTCGGTAGTGCCGTAGCGCGTGTAGGGTATGGCCTCGTAGCCGGCCAGCCTCGCCAGCTCCTCGCGCCAGAAGTTGTAGCCGCCGTAGCCGCCACTGAAGCCGTCGAGCGCATCCTCGTATGTGTAGATGCCCTTCTCAAGGCCGTCAGCACGCGAGACAAAGTCGCTGCTCGGGTAGAGGCGGACATAGTCCCGTTCGAGGTCGATGGGCTCGCCATCCTCGTCGCAGGGGCCGGCCCACTTGGTGAGCTTCTTGTATGCAGTCACGTCGAGTCCCATGGTGGGTCCTTCAGAATGTTTGGGCCGGGTTACCTTCGTCCCGGCTGCTGCAGGCTGCTGCAGGCTCCTGCAGCGGGTGGCGCTTTCGGCGCGCGGGCCTGGGGTCACAAATCCGCCGCTTCGACACTCGGTGACCTTGTCGTCGCAGCCGCGGGCCCGCTGCAGCGTCCCGCGTCGTGAGCACATCGCTCTTGGGGTTAGGGTGGGCGGTCTGGGCGCAACCCCAGAATCGTTGCTTACGCCAGGGAGGCGTGGCGCACTCGGTCAGCTCACGGCGCTTGCCGCCGCCCGTGAAAGTGAGACTTAGGTCGCGTCGTCCAGCGCCAGCAACTTCTCGCGCTCTTCGGGCGGGAGCTTCTTCACGGCCGACAGAATCTCGACCGCAGTGCGCCACGGCATGCGACGCGGCGCGCTCTGCGCGGCATGCCATGAGGCGCACAGGGATTCGTAGGTGGTGTCGGGCTGGGCGTGACCCATGTCCTCGCGCACTCGCGCCACGGCCTTCTCGATAGCTTCCAGCCCCTGGATGTTGGCGAAGGTGATGAGCATCAGCGTCTCGCCGTCCCTCGCGGCGCCGTTGCGCTGGCGCTCGACGCCGAGCCCCTGGCCATCGTTGCCGAAGAACAGCGCGGGCAGGCCTTCCCAGCTCGCATTGCCCACCTCGATCTTGCCGTGTCCCATCGCGATGACGGGGAACTCCGAGACGAGGCCATCGTCGATGGCGTGATAGCCCTCCTCGAAGGCCTTGGCCGGAGAGATGGAGGCATAGCCGTCCGAATAGACCACGTAGTACTGTCCCTCTCCGGGTGTGAACTTCAGCGACCAGGTGGCGTCCTTCGCGATGCTCTCGCCATCCTCGAAATGGAGCGTGACGCCGTCGATGAGGTAGCCCTCGACGCGGACGATCTTGGCCGCATGGACGACCTTGTGACATTGAAACTTCTGCATGGAGAGCCTTTCTGACGTGGAAGAGAAAAGGGGCGCAGGCGGCGGGAGGCTGTGAGGGCCGACTGGCGCCCGGAAATGGTCAGGCCAGCGGCTCGCCGTCGAGCTCGACCTGCGGCTCAGGGATCTGCTCCAGGCCGAGCGCGACGGCGACCTCGGGGCTGACGCGCGAGAACTCGAAGTCCTCGCGACGCAGAAGGATCGGCTTTCCGGTCGGCGCCATCGAGCCTTGGACGGGCGTGCCGACGACGAACGTCTCGTCGCTCGTCTCGCCCCGGAAGATCAGGTGTTCGTAGTCGCGGCTGCGCTTCGTGGTCTTGGGGCCGAAGCCGCCGAAGCCGCTGTCGATGACTTCGACGCGCAGGCAGCGAACGGAAAACAGTTCGTCGCGAATCGGGTTTCTGGTGAGAGGCATGGATGTCCTTCGCTTGTTGCTAGTTGCTAGTTGGTGGTCGGGGCAGCCCGCACTCCGCCAGTGGTGCGTCTATCGCGGCGTCCCAGAACAGCCGCCCCGGAGAGGGTCAGGCCGTCTCGTGCGCCTGGTGGGGGTACTTGCCGACGACGTTGGCGGCGATGAACTTGCCGACGGACTCGGCCTTGTGCAGCGCGTCGACGACGTCCTGCTGGACGTCCTGGTATTCGTAGCGCTTCTTGCCGTGAACGAACGTGACGGCGAGCGTCTTGGTGATGGGGTCGTAGCCCACAGCGCTGACGCTGCTGGACTTGACGGGCTTCATGTGGTGGATGGTCATGCGGTGTCTCCTGGTTGTCAGAGGTTGAAGATCGAGGCGCCGCGGGCGACCACGTTGCGACCAGCGCCCGCGGCGATGCGGTTGGCCCAGCTCCTCGAGATGCCATGGCTTTCGGCAACCTCGCCGCGGTCGGCGCCAGCGCGGATCTGGTCGTGAACTTCCCTGGCGGCCTCGTTCGTGAGCGCGGAGCGGCGTGCGGCCGAGGCCGCCTTCGCTGCGGCCTGGGCCGGTGTGTTCAGCCGCCCGGTGTCGTTCAGCCAGCGAACGTATTCCCAGGGGGCGAGCACGCGCACGCACTTCGGCGCAACGCAAAGCCGGTCCTGGCATTCAGAGACGACGAAATAGCCCTTGGGTGGCTGAACCTTGTTGCTCAGGAAGGCGACTTCACGGCGCACAAGCACGGACTTGCCGCGCGTGCGTGCCTGCGGAACGCCTTCGCTGTTCGTGCCCTGCTTCCAGAGCCAGCAATCTCCGACGACATCGCAGCGGGCCTCGATGTCGGACAGCTTGAGCACCCGCGCCTTTGAGCGCTTGGCGGTCGGAACATCCTTTGCGCCCAACTCGCACATGATCTGGGCAGCCTCGTTCTCCAAGGCGGCCGTTTCCTCGGCGGCCAAAGCCATGAGATGGCGGCTGAGCTCGTATGCTGCAGCAACCTCGGCGGCGCTGATCGAGCGGTTGTGCATTACGCCGCCCTCAGCGACTTCTTCTCGAAGACACGCACGCCGTCGATCTTGGTGTTGGCGCCGAGTGCCTTGACGTAGGCCCGCATCTTCACGCCATCGACGATCAGCAGGTTGGCGAGTTCAGGCTGAGTGTCGAGGCGCATGGCGATGTCGACGATGACCTTGGCCATGTTCTCGACTTCGTAGTCCATGGTCTTGCTGGTCGACAGGCCACTGACCTTCAGCGGCGCGGCAACGGTCGGCGCGGCAACGACGACGGCGGCCACACTCTGCACAGCGGCGACTTCGAGAGCGGCGGCGTGGGCGGCGGCGTCGCGCACGCGCTGCGCCTCCTGTGCCTCGGCCGCAGCCTTCTCGCTCGCAGCCTTGGCGGCAGCTTCCGCGGCGGCGGCGGCGGCGGCGTTGCCCGCGGCGGCCGCGGCGGCGGCTTCGTCGGCGAGGCGCTTCTGTTCGGCCGCGGCGGCGGCTGCACGCTCAGCTTCGGCGCGCACCAGCGCCTGGCGCTCCGCTTCAGCGCGGGCAGCGATAGCGCGCGCCTCATCTTCGAGGCGGCGGCGCTCGGCGGCGGCAGCCTCTTCGGCCGCACGTCTCGCGTCGGCGGCAATCTTCTCCTGCGCCGCTGTGTAGCCGAGCATCTTGTTCTTGATGATCGTCTCGGCCGCCTTCAGCGTCTTGAGGTGCGGCTGGAAGCGAGCGTTGATCTTGTCGAGGATCGCGTTCAGCGGGCCCGTGAAGCCGGTGCGATCGGCCTCCATCGCCTTCCAAGCATCCTTGATGCCGGTGAGTTCGGCATGCGCGCACTTGTAGTCGTCCTCCGTCTCGACACTCATGCTCTCGACCATGCGCAGGAACGAGTTCGCGCGCTTGGCGATGCGGACCGAGTCCGGCGCCACCATGGCGGCGATCGGCGCGAAGATGTTCTCCATCCCCTCGACGGGGCGCTCTTGGGTTTCCGTGGTCATTTCAGGTTGCTCTCTTTCCACTTGAAGACGTTGACGAACGAGACGAACGTCGAGAAGTCGTTGGGGCTGGTGAACTCGTGCAGCCGGTACGTGCCGTCCGGCTTGAGTTGCAGCGCAGCGCGCTTGATTGAGGTCGGGCCCTTCTCGCCGACAAGCTCGCGCGGGAGCGCGCCGACATAGCCGGCCGTCTGCAGCGCGGTGGCCGGATTGATCGCCAGCGGCGTCTTCCAATCGATCAGCCAGCGGGCACCGTCGAATTCGGTGAGCAGGTCGAGCTTTCCGGCATAGCCGTAGACGGCGTGGTAGACCGGGAGCTCAGTCGCGATAACGTTGGTGACCTTGTCACGTTTGAACTTCCGGTACCCCTCCAGATAGCCGCGCACGCTGCTGTGCACCGATTCCTCGACCAGGTCGTTCGCGTCATCCAGCTCGCAGGCGATGTGCACGGCGGTGCCGAGTTCGGCCTTCGCCTCCAGAACATCACGCGACACCATGGAGAAGTCGAAGCACTGTTTGAGCACCTGGGTGACGGAAGGCACCCGCGCGCCGTTCCATCGGTACTCGTGCAGATCAGCGTCGAACGTCAGCATCACGAAGCCGCCAGCAGTTCCGACTTCAGGGCGTCGAATTGCTCCGCCGTCATCGTCGTGTCCATGGCCTTGATCTGCAGGCGGCCCAGCAGCGCCGAAACCTGCTCCTCGCCCATTTCGAGCGCAGCGATCTTCTGCTGCAGGTACTTGACCTGGCCCGGATTGATCGTCGACGCGGCGGCCGGCGTTTGCGCAGCCGGCTTCGGCGGCGGCGTCGTAGCTTGGGCTGGCGCGCTCGTGGCGCCCTCCTCCATCGTCGCGATGGGCGGCGTGGTTGCACCCTGTTCGCTCTTGCGCTGGGGCGTCAAGTTGGTCGGCGTGACAGTGCCGCTGGGGCCGAGGTCGAAGTCATAGGACTTGCCCTCCATCTCGTCAGCGGTCGGCTGGTTGCCGACTTCGGGGAACCCCTTGCGCAGCGCCTGCGCCTCGGCACACTTGGAGAGCTGCGCACGGACGCGCTTCTTCCACATCGCGTTCGGCATCTTGGAATCGCTGCCCGCAGTGGCGTAGTTCTCGGTCCAGTACTCGGTAGCCGTGAAGGCGCAACGCTGACCGCCGATCAGGCGATAAACCGTCACGCGGCACCATTCGGGGTACTGCATCACGAAGTCGCCGACCTTCAGGTCAAGCATCGGGCCGAACACCGGCTCATCGGTGCCGGCGTGCTCGCCAGTGCGCGCCGCCTGGATGCGGTACAGACCGATGGCGGGCATGACGGTGTCGCGCCATTCGTACTGGTCGCGCGAACCTGCCTTCTTGCAGCGCATCGGCACGATGTGCGCTGGCTTGAGCATCGGGTCGAGGCTGCGCGCGGTGCAATAGCCCAGCACCAACTTGATCGACTCCCGCTTGGCGCCGGGAAACAGCGAGGCCTCCATGACGTCGAGCAGTTCGCTTTCGGTCAGCGCGAGCGCGCTGCGCTCGGTCGTCGTGACAGCATTCATGGTTCAGTTCCAGGAAAGGGGTAGGAAGATCAGCGGCAGAACAGGTGCGCCAGGAGACGAGCCAGCCAGCCGCCCTTGAGCGAAAGCGAGCGCGGCGGCGTCGGCCAGCGTTGTTCGGTGGTGCGCGGCGCGAAGCCGGTCCATGCGCCAGAGGTGTTGCGGTAGTCGTTCATGCGGTGCTCCAAGTTCTTAAGGAAAACGGGGCGCATCACAGACCCACCGCGGGCGGGCAGCCGGCCGTGATGAGCAGCGCGCAGCCGGCGGCCACCAGCGTGATCGCGAGAACCAGGCGCAGCGCCGAGAAGTCACGGCGACGCGCCGTAGCGGGCGTGGGGCTGCGCGACTCCAAGGGGTAGGACACGTCCTCCTCCATGGCGGTGCAGCGGTGGAGTTCCGTGTTGATCCAGACCACGTTGGTTCTGTTGCGGGTGTTCATGCTTCCTCCCTTGAGGGGTTCCAGTAGACCGTTTCCCCGACCTTGACGGCCCCGGCGCCACCGAGGAATCGCGCGGTGTTGGGGATTTGGTCGGCGTAGCGCTCCGGAACGTCGCCGCCAGCCCAGAGGTCATAGGTCGTGACCTTTCGGCCATCGAAGTACTCGATGTCGAAGCGCCGGCCAGCCATGCCGTTGTGCCTTCCGCCCTTGGGCCGATCGCCGACGCCGTAGATGCGTCCGTCGATGACTGTTTCGTGCTTCTTCTCGACCTGCACACGCCAGAAGGCACAGGTAAAGCAGACGCCATGGGCATCCATGGCATTTTTCTCGGCGCAGGTCGAGGTGTACGCCGTGGGGTAGCCCTTGACCCCGCAGTCGCTGCACTGAAGTTCAGCCATGCGCCACCTCCCGCACCACCGCTCCCGACCCATCCGTCGCCGCCATGCCGCGCGCGAACGCGAGCACGGCCGGGTCGGTCTTGACCGGCGCGGGGATGTCGAACAGCTCGCCCAGCGTGATGGAGTCGTCGCCAATGCTTTCGCCGAGTTCGACGGTGCCGTGCAGCACGGTGCGCGGCTTCTTGGCCTGCTGGATCGACGCGTGGGCGTCGGACATCGCGTGCCGGAACGTAGGCCGGTAGTCGAGCGTGAGCTCGCACTCGGCCAACAGCGCCTCGAGCGCGGCGAGTGGCGTCGGGATGTCGGTCGAGGCCGGCGCGCGCACGGTATGGTCGCGGCGGTCCGGCACCGGAAACTGATGCACGGCGTACATCGTCCGCGCCGTGTTGAAGTGCAGACACACGATCGACTTCAGCAGCGCATCGAGGCTTTCGAAGTTGGCATGCTGACCGTGAGCGGCTTTGTCGCGGAGGTCCTGGATCGCGGTGTGCAGGCGCTTGGCCGCGTCGTTCGCGTCGGTGGAGTGGCGGGCGGCGCTCATGCTTCCACCTCGGCATAGCCGTAGGAAACCCAGCGATCCGTCTGCTCGTCGACCAGGCGCGAGCTGTAGTCGACGCCGTCGACGAGGTCGTCGACACCCTTCTCCGCCGCGATGGCCTTGCGCCACATCAGGTAGGCGCGATAGTGGGCGGCGTAGCGGTCGCGCACGTCCACGGGCATGCGGTCGAACTTCGTGGCCGGGAACACGTCGGCGCGCAGGAACGTGGCGCCCACCGGCATCAGCTCCTCGACATCCGGCATTTCCGCCAGCGGCGAAGCCTCCTGCACGGCGATGATTCGCTCGTGCGCCACCTCGAAGTCCGAGCCATCGGCCGCCAGCTTGTCGAAGCGGAAGTCGATGGTGACGACCCAGGGCACGGACGATGCGATCGCCTTGATCGCGCCGGAGAGGGTCAAGCCCTCCAACAGTCTCGCGTGGTGCATGCTGCTCTCCCGTGATGCCTCGGCTGAGGCGACGGGATGCAGTTTAAGCGCGGCGCTTTCGTTTCGTCAAGCGCGTCGCTTCATTATTTTTAAGCGCGAAAAAGCCCGCGCGCGGCGGGCCTTGTTCAGATTGGGGGGCTTCTGGCTTATCGCGTGGTGCACCGTGTCGCGTTGCCAACGGTTGTGCAGTTGGTGGTCATGCGAGATGGTTGCCAATTGGGCATTCCTGGCGCCGGCCCCCCGAATGGGAAGCCTGGAAGCGCGCCGTCCGATGGGCCGCAGGCGTAGCTCATGGAGAACCAAGTCACCGGGCCCGGAATCACGTCGTCGCCGAGGCCTCCTGCATGGCTCTCACTGGAGAGCACCTGGTAAGTGCCGCCGGGCGCGCAGCTCTTGGCCGCGAGTGCGAAGCACTTGCCCCTGTCTGACGCGCATTTCGCGGTTTTCACGAGGACGCCATTGGGCGCGCGGTACTCGCTGACCGACTCGGTCGCGCAACCAGCCACGCAGGCCGCGAGCGCGAACGCTGCTGTTGAATGTCGCATCAGATCTTCCTTGCATTCCAGACCATCACCACTCGGCCCAACACGCGCAGCTTCTCGCGCTCGGCATCGGCAATGACATAGGAGTCATAGGCCTTGTTGTCCGAGATCATCACGAAGGCGCCATCTGGTCGCTGCTGCAGACGCTTGATGTACAGGCGGTCATTGAGCGACAGCACGTACACCGCGTCGAGCTTCACATCGTTGACGCTTCGGTCGACCAGCAGCGGGTCGCCATCCTCGAACGTGGGGAACATACTGTCCCCTATGCCGGTAAGTATCCCCAGGTTGTTGGGGTGAGAAAAACTTGCGTGACGGCGCAACCAAGACTCGTCCACTTCCATCGACATGACAACGCTTTCGCGGGACGGCTGATCTGCGCCTTGGCCCATGGACGCCCTCACGTCCATAACGGCCAGGCTCACCTTGCCCGCTGACCTCCGATCTCGAATGTACTGAGCTGGGGGCTCAGTGACTGAGCTTGCGGCCGGCTTTGCGCCAAAGGCGACGATTTCGTCACGAGTGTCAAGAACTCCCGACAGACGCGACCGCTTGCGGGGCTCATCGCTGTACGGGTGCTCAGTGTCCATCCAGTTGTTTGGCTTCGCGCAACCCGCCTCAAGGCGTCGGGCCATGACGGAACCCATCTCACGCACCTTGCCTGTCTTCGCGTCGACCGCTCCATTACGCAATTGGCTCAGGTAGACCGAGGACGTGCCGGCCCTTTCGGCGACGGCCTCCAACGTCCCCTTCTCTTTGACCAATCGCTCGAGGTTTTCGAGGCGGATCTCAGCAACGGATTTCATGCCCGCCATTTGAAGCGCTGCGATTAAATCGGTCGATGAGCGGCGCGCTTCATTAAGCGCTTGACTCTCTTTAAGCGGCGCGCTTATCATGCCGCAATGAACCTCACAGAATGGACGGCGCAGCGCGGCCGGCAAACCGAATTGGCACTCGCGCTGGAGTGCGATCCCCAACTCGTTGGCCAGTGGGCAAACGGCCGTCGCCCGATCCCGCCTGCCAGACGGCCAGCCATCGAAGCCGCCACGCAGGGCGATGTCCGGTGCGAGGACATGGGCGACGACGTCGTCTGGCGCCGCGTTCCTGACAAGGCATGGAAGTGGCACCCGAAGGGCCGCCCGCTGCTCGACCTGACGCGTGTCGCGAGGGTTGCGTGATGGAGCGGCTTTACATCGCGCGAGGCGATGGCGGCCTGTTCAAGGTTGGCCGAACCCGAGATTGGGAGACGCGCCTTTATCGGCTGCGCTACCAGTTCAGAGATCGCGGCGAGTCGCTTGTTGTGGCGCACGCCTTCGTGGATGAGGTTAAGAGCGCGCATGACGCCGAATTCACGATGCTTCGCGTCATCAGCAATGTCGGACACAAGCCCGTCGAGGGCCGTGAGTGGTTCCGAGATGTCGACTTTCGATGGGCTCACGTTGTTGGCGCGCTCGTGATAACGCATGCCAAGGCTGGCCACCTCTTTTTCAGCATGGTGGGCCACGTCACCCCTGAGGCGACGCTGCTTGCCGCCCGTATGCGAGATGCGCCGCGCAAAGCCGGTCTGCCTCCCGCCGCAAGTCGTTCGACAGCACGAGCACCTGGCGCGCGATGAATTCGCGCACGGCTTCGTGCGCCCACTGATCTACCGATTTTTCTTCCGGGGTTTTATTCATGGACATGGACTCCCTACCTCTTGAATCGAGAACTTCGATGAGCGCATTTGAATGCCTCACCGACGAGATGCCCAAGATTCGCATGAGCGACGAGACGATGCTCATCCTGCGGCGCAAGGCCGCGGCGGCGCACATGAATCTGACGGAGTACGTCCGGATGCGCTTGGACATCTTTGCGTTCGGTGAAGACCACATCGCAAATCTATGCGCTGACCGCGCCCGGCGGGTGGTACGAATGGGTGGCGAGTCGTGAGCGCGCAACTCGAGCTCCCGCTGAAGGCCGCGCGCGCCCGCGCCGATCTGGGCATCCAGCGCTGCTCGGAATCCGCTGAGCGTGTCAGCCCTGGCTGGGTGGATCGCGCCGCAGAGGCGCTTCGCGACTTCGCCAAGACGCAGACCGAACCCTTCCTGGTCGAGGCCGCGCGGCTGCACATCGCTGGCTCGCTGGCCGAGCCGCCGACGCTCAAGTCTTGGGGCGGCGCCACCCGGCGCGCCCTTGCTCTGGGCTACCTCGCGCACACCGGCGAGTTCGGCCGCGCGGCGAGTTCGAACGGCGCACCGAAAGAGAAGTACCGGGCTGGAGCGAACGCATGACCAGCCGCGCCGGCTCCGACAAACCCTGCCCCTTCTGCGGCTTCCGGTTTCGCGTGGTTAGGCGCTTGCGCGACCACATCGCTGAACACCACCCGAGCCCGAGCATTGTTTCCGTCGGCCTGTTCGGCGTGCCGGTCTTACCTGTCATCGAGGTTTCGATCGACTCCATCCACTCGTCCGCCATCGTGGCGGAGAAAGCGAAGGCCGCCTGTGGCGCTCAATGAGGTTCGTCGATTCGCGCGGAACACTGCTGGCTTCGACGTCGCCGTTGGCGACATCCACGGGTGCGTTTCGAAGTTCCTGGTCGCGCTGGGGGAAATCGGGTTCGATCCTTCGCACGACCGGTGCTTCTCCGTCGGCGATCTTGTCGACCGCGGCCCCGAGTCGCACCGCTGCGACGAGCTCATCGCGCAGCCCTGGTTCTTCGCCGTGCAGGGGAACCACGAAGATTTCGCCATCCGCTGGCCGAACGGCCACATGGATGCCGGCAACTACGCGGCGAACGGTGGCGCCTGGAACATCGGCAACACGCACGACGAGCGCGTGCGATACGCCGACCTGCTTGGCAGCCTGCCTGTGGCGATGGAAGTCGAGACGGAGGGCGGCCTCGTGGGCATCGTCCATGCCGACTGCCCGCATGCCGACTGGTGGCGGTTCACGCGGGAGTTGGAGGATGCTAGCTCGACCCGCGGCCTGATCGCCAATGTCCGCGAGCTGTGCATGTGGAATCGCACCCGGGTGCAGACCGAAGACCGCACCCCGGTCGCGGGCGTGCGCGCGGTGATCGTCGGCCACACGCCAATGCGCCAGCCGATGATCCTCGGCAACGTCTACCACATCGACACGATGGGGTGGAAGCAGGACGGTCGGTTCACGTTCGTCGACCTCGAAACCCTGGGCATCGTGCAGCCGAAGCGCGCAGGTGCATCCAGCCTTGTCTGGGAGGCCTGACGTGACCAAGCCCCGCACCACCTTCCAGCTCGAGCCCCTGTGGCCCCCTGGCTTTTCTCCCAAGCTCCCCGCCCTGCTCCAGGCCACCGCCGAAGAAGCTGCGCGCAGCGCAGCCGCTTCGTCCCGTCGACGCGCCTTGCTCGATTCCGAGGACTTGGCCGACCGGCGCCGCGGCGCGGGCTCGATCTTCGGTTTGTCGCGCCAAGCGGACGAGCGCATTCACAAGGGGCGGGTTTGACAACAGCCATCAACGCAGGAGTGACCATGCAACAAGCTGATTGGGTTGGTGCGCCGACCGCTGCCGTCAAGCCCTTCAAGGACATCCGCAACACCCGCGAGAGCGTTGCCGAGGAAAAGGCGCGACTCGTGATGGAACTCGGATGGCTCTTCCGCTCGCCCCCCCCCAGCGTCGTCAACGGATCCATCCAAAAGGTGCGGCAGTGGACGGCCGCGCGCGAAGCCGCCCGCAAGGTTGCGGCCAGTGCGCGATCCAGCGCGCACGACCTGCGATCAGCGATCACCAGCATGCAAGGGTTTGAAGCATGAGGGGCCCAATTTCCCGCCCGCGCCAGCGCCCCACATCGGTCGCGAAGGCCGCGCGCCAGTTCATCCTGGGGCTCGATGACGGGCTCATCATCGACGAATTCGCCTGCGGCGGCGGCATGTCCGAGGCGATCGAGCAGGCCTTGGGCCGCCACGTCGACCATTCGGTCAACCACGACGACGACGCCTGCAGCCTGCACCAGGCGAACCACCCGCAGACGATCCACCACTGCGCGGACGTCTTCGGCCGCGAGGTATCGCCGGCGTCGATCGAGCCCGATCGTCCGATCGATCACCTTCACCTGAGCCCGGACTGCACGGACCATTCCCAGGCCAAGGGCGGCCAGCCGCGCTCGGTCAAACGCCGCGGCCTCGCCTGGATCGGCGTGCGCTGGGCGGCGCTGCCCGCGTGGCGCCGGCCGAAGGTGATCTCGCTGGAGAACGTGAAGGAGGTCTTGCGCTGGGGCGCCCTGATCGCCAAGCGTTGCCCGAAGACCGGCCGCGTGGTCAAGGTCGACGGCTCGGTGGCGGCCAAGGGCGAGCGCGTGCCGCGCCGCGAGCAGTACCTGATCCCCGATCCCGCCCGCGCTGGCCAGACGTGGCAGCGGTTCGTCGGTGCGCTGCGCGCGCTGGGCTACACCGTTGACTGGTGGGCGTTAAACGCGGCCGACTTCGGCACGCCGACGACGCGCACGCGCCTGTTCATGGTCGCGACCTGTGACGGCATCGCGCCGATCCGCCCGCAGCCGACGCACTTCAAGAACCCGGAGCTGGGCCAGCAGAAGTGGCGCGCCGCGGCGGAGTGCATCGATTGGTCGATCCCGGCGCGGAGCATCTTCGGGCGCAAGAAGGATCTGGCCGACGCCACCATGCAGCGCATCGCGCGCGGCATGTGGAAGTTCGTGCTGGGCCCGGACGCGAAGCCGTTCATTGTCAACAACCTCACGAACAACGTGCCGCGCGGCGTCGACGAGCCGATGGCGCCGATCCTGACAGGTGGCCACAAGGCTGTCGTCTCCCCCATGATCGCCCCCGTCACGCACAGCGACAAGCGAGTGCACGACGCCAGCGCCCCGCTGCCCACCATCACCACAGCCAAGGGCGGAGAGTTCGCGCTGGGCGCGGCGACGATCGTCAAGTTCAAGGGCGAGAGCCCGGGCACTGCCGCCTCCGATCCGCTGGACACCGTCACGGCCAAGGGCCACGGGATGGGGGCGCTCTCTGCCTTCATCGTCCAGGCCGGCCATGGCGAAGGGAAAGGCGCGTCGAAGCGCCGGAGTTACGGCGTCAATGATCTGGGCGGCCCGGTTGGAACCATCACGGCAAGCGGCGGCGGCCAGTCGATCGCAACCGCCTTCATGCTGCAGGCCAACGGGGGCTTCAACGATCAGCGCGGCTCGCCCGGCCACGCAGCCGACGAGCCCATGTCGACGATCGGCACGAAGGGCGCCGCCCAGCAGCCAGTCGTCGCGCACATGGTGCACCTGCACAACAACTGCGACGCGCGCGCGGCCAACGAGCCGCTTCGCACCGTTGGCGCCAGCGGTCAGCACCACGGCGTCGTCGAGTATCGACTCGCCAAGGAGCACGAGGAGGGCGCGCTGCGCTGCGCGGCGTTCCTGCTGCGCTATCACCGCGACGGCGGGCAGTGGGCCGACCTGCACGAGCCGGCGACGACCATCACCACGAAGGATCGCCTGGCGCTGGTCACTGTCTGGTTCCGCGGCGAGCCCTGGGTCATCGTCGATATCTGCCTGCGCATGCTCACGCCGCGCGAGTTGGCGCGCGCGCAGGGCTTCCCCGACGACTACATCCTTGAGCACGGGCACGACGGCCGCAAGTTCTCCCAGGCCACGCAGGTCTGGATGATCGGAAACAGCGTTCCGCCGCCGCTCGGACGAGCGGTGATCGCCGCGCAATGGGACGTTCGTCGCCCCGGCGCTGAGCGGTATCGGGAGGCTGCTTGACCTCTCACGACACCGACCGCGCCCACCGCGTGCGCATCGCCGCCTTGCTGCTCGCACCGCGCGACAGCGAGGGCGTCGTGCGCGCACCACTGTCGGACGCACAGACGCTGGCGACGATCAAGAACCTGCGGGCGCCCCAGCGCGCTGCGCTCACCAGCCAGGTGAACTTCGTTCGCGAGTACGAGCGCGAGGAGAGCGGCGATGCGTGAATACGGCAAGGTCTTCGTCCAGATCTGGGAGAGCGAGGACTTTCGCTCCCTCAGCGAGGATGGCCGCACGTTGGTCCTGTACCTGTTGACCTGCAAGCACACCACCATCGCTGGAGCGTTCCGTCTGCCCGATGGGTACGCCTGCGAAGACCTGCAATGGTCTTCCGAAAGGGTTCGTGAAGGGTTCGCGAACGTCTCCTCAAAGGGTTTCGCAACCCGGTGCGAGGCGTCGAAATGGGTCTGGGTGACGAAGTTCCTCGAATGGAACCCTCCGGAGAACCCGAACCAGCGCAAGGCTGCCGCCAAAGTTGCCGCCGGCATTCCGTCGCAATGCGCCTGGAAGCAAGCATTCATGCGGGTTTGTGGCGAATCGATAGGGCTGGAAGTGCCGCCGAACTTGCCTCCTGAACCTCCCCAAATCGGAACCCTTTCGAAACCGTTCCTTAACCAGGAACAGGAACAGGAGCAGAACCAGGATCAGGAACAGGAGCAGCAACAGGAAATCCTTCCGCCGGCCGAATTGCTGAAGTCCCCTGCGACTCGCTCCGCTCGCGCCCCGAAGGCTCCGGCGGGGAAGTCCGACCAGCCGGTAGGTGCAACGACGTGGAACGCCTATTCGACAGCCTATGTCGACCGCTACGGCTCACCACCGGTGAGGAACGCCAAAGTCAACGCCCAGGTCGCGCAGCTCGTCCAACGTCTCGGTGCCGAGGAAGCCCCTCGGGTCGCCGCGTTCTACGTCCTTCACAACGGGCAGGCCTACGTCCGAGCGACGCACACCGTCGACCTGTTGCTGCGCGACGCCGAGGGCTTGCGAACGCAGTGGGTTCAGGGGCGGCAGACCACCCACACCGCGGCCGCTCAAGTCGACCGCACGCAGACCAACGCCAGCGCCTTCGCGCCGTTGATCGCTGAAGCCAGAGCGCGCGAAGCGCAAGGAGTCGAATGATGGCCAGTTCCGCCCTTCTTGAGGCCGTTGCCGTGACCGCGGAACTCTGCGGCCGCGTCTTCAGTCCGGCCGCTGCCCGCGTGTTCGTCGAAGACCTGGCGGCCTACCCCGAGCGGCAAGTGCTTGGCGCGTTGCGACGCTGCCGCAAGGAAGTCAAAGGCATCCTCACGACGCAGGATGTCGTCTCCCGGCTGGACGACGGACGTCTGGGCGCGGAGGAGGCATGGGCGATGCTGCCGAAATCCGAGGCTGAGAGCGTGGTCTGGACGACCGAAATGGCTGAGGCGCTGCGGGTGGCGCAGCCACTGCTCGACGAAGGAGACCGCGTCGCTGCACGCATGGCGTTCAAGCAGGCCTACGACCGCCTCGTCGCTGCCGCTCGCGATGCAGGCCGCCCGGTCGACTGGCAGCCATCGCTGGGTCATGACCCCCGCGGGCGCGAGCAGGCAATCCGCGAGGCCGTAGAGCGTGGGCGTCTCTCCGTCGAATACGCGCAGACGGTGTGCCCGACGCTGCCAGCGCCATCGCACGAAGTCGCTGCCCTGCTTGAGAAAAGCCTTGCCGGCCATGTCATCCATTTGCAAACGGGTGCCCCCCGTCTCGCATGACCCGCTCGCCCTTCCTCCGCTCCGGCCCCTTGTACCGCTCCTTCTGCGGAGGCGCCAGCTCGCGGATCGTCATCGCCGCCAGCCAGTCGGCCGCAGGCCAGGGCGCCAAGTGCGCGGCGCGCTCCGGCGTGTCGAGCAGGACCGATCGGCGGAAGTCGCGTTCGTCCTTGAGCGTCCATTCGGAGATTTGCATGGGTCGACCCTCTGTCGTTCTGTGCCCAGATCGCAGCAACCGTCGCGCCCTGTGGAGTTCGAAATGACGACAACGAACGGATCCCGCTTGCATGCGGTTGAAATCTTCGCAGCGCTCATGAAGGAACCCTGCACGAAGGAGCAACTCTGCGAGCGCGTAGGCATCTCCGACAGCGCCGTTCGGAACTGGCTTCACGAGCTGCGCCGGTCGGGTGTGGTCCGGGTCTGCGGGTTCGTCCGACGCGCCGCGTCCGGCTACCCGGCGCGCGTCTTCTGCCTTCAGTCCAAGCCGTTCGAGCTGCCCGACGTGCCCTATCGCCGAAAGGACTTGGCATGAACACGGTCGCCAGCAAGGCCTGCAGCATCGACGGTTGCGGTCGACCGATCCTCGCGTGGGGATGGTGCAACCGGCATTACAGGCGCTGGAAGCGGAACGGTGATCCGTCAGACAAGCCGCGGGTCTACCCCGTGAAGAGCGAAGCGCCTGGGTGGTTCAACGACGTCTTCATGGCCTCGGTCAAGATCGATGAAGCGACCGGGTGCTGGGTCTGGCAACGGCCAATCTCGACAAGTCGGTACGGGGCCATCAACTTCGCCGGCAAGAGGCGAGGCGCACACCGTGTCGCTTTCGCAGTCCACAACGGACGAAACATCGATGGCCTGGGCTGCATCTGCCACCGCTGCGACAACCCGCCTTGCGTAAATCCGGCGCACTTGTTCGAAGCAACTCAGCTCGAGAACATCCGCGACCGCAACGAAAAGCAACGCACCGCCCGCGGGGAGGCGACTCCTCACGCGCGCCTGAATCCTGAGAAGGTGCTCGACATTCGACGCCGCGCGGCAAGCGGAAAGGAGAGTGTTCGCTCTATCAGCCGGTCATACGGTGTCGATCACATGACGATTCTCAACATCGTGCGTGGGGAAACCTGGGGGCACGTATGAAGACCGTGATTCTCAACGACGGCCGGGAGGTTGATAGCAACTCTCCCGAATGGCGTGATGAAACGATGGTCAGACACGGCCAAGTGCAAGAGCTCCTGGGCATGCGCGGCGTGGCCAACCGGCCGAAGCGCCAGCAGTTCATCGACCAGGTCGAGTTCCTGGAGGGTGCCCTCGCCGGCGAGCGCTTGCGCGCCGCGCTGCAGAAAGCCTGGACGGAGGGCGCCGACGCATGAACTACGCCGAACGCAACGGCGGCGACACGACGCGCTTCGGCGGCGGCCGCGTCCTGCTGTTCCTGCACCGCACCGCCCGGCAGTTTCGCTGGCAGGCGCGCTGCTACCAGCCGGATTGCTGTGGCTGCACCGCCTGCGGGGCCGGCGACACACCCCGTGAAGCCTATGCGCAACTCATGGGCGTGCTCAAGGGTGACGGCGTCCAGCGGCTGTCCGAGCGGATGGTCGACCTGCTGTGCGGCCTGAGCGCGTGGCAGGCCATTGCCCTGAATCCGAGGAACGAGAAGGCATGAGAGCAGTCACCGGCCCGCTCAGCGACCCCAAGCAGGCGATCGCCTTCTGGGAGCGCTTCGTTTATCCGCGCATCCGGCCATTTCTTGAGGCGGGGGTTCGCCTTCGCCTGAGCATCCGCGAGGACACCCGCACGCTCGATCAGAACGCGAAGTTTCACGCGCTGTGCGGGGACATCGAAGTCAGCAAGTTCCCCTGGATGGGAAAGCCCAGGTCGGCAAAGCAATGGAAGGTGCTGCTGGTGTCGGGGCACGCGATCGCAACCGAGGAAGGCGCGGACGTAATGCCAGGACTAGAAGGCGAGTTCGTGAACCTGCGCGAGAGCACCGCGCTCATGAGCGTGCGCCGCAGCGCCAGCCTCATCGAATACACCTTGGCGTTCATGGCACGCAACGAGATTCCAGTCCTGGACAACGTGGGGGCCGAATGCTGAGCCGCCGCACACCGCTCAAGCGCACCGCCATGAAGCGCAGCACCCTGCTCCGTGCGGCGGGCCCGGCCCGGGCATCGGTTCCCGTGTTGCGACCGCGCAAGTGCGCCAACTGCCGCGAGCCGTTCCAGCCTCGGACGTCGATGATCAAGTGGTGCTCCACCGACTGCGGCGCAGCGCTGGCGCTGGTCAAGTTGGAGAAGGTCAAGGCCAAGGCGGCGCGCGATGATCGCAAGAAGACCCGCGCGCAGCTCGAGGCCATGAAGACGATCGCCAAACTCGAAGACGAGTGCCGCAAGATCGTCCAGAAGATCGCCCGCATTCGCGACCGCAACGATGGCTGCATCTCGTGCCACATGGGGCCGAACTACAGCGGCCAATGGCATGGCTCGCACTACCGGGCTCACGGGGCCTGTTCATCGCTGCAGTTCCACCTCTGGAACATCCACAAGTCCTGCGCCCAATGCAATCTCTACAAGGGCGGCAACAAAGAGGGCTACATCGCCGGCCTTCTTGCCAAGTCAGGCTACGGCCGCGAGCGCCTCGAGTGGCTGGACTGCCAACCGAAGTCGAAGCGGTTCGATCGTGCGTACCTGCTGCGATTCAAGTCCGTCATGGGTCGGCGCTGCCGCCGCTTGGAGAAATCGAGTATGAAAGGAATCGAAGCATGACCGTGATCTGCTGGGACGGGAAGACGCTGGCCGCCGACCGCATGTGCCAACACGGACACACCGCGTCGCCGGTGGTGAAGATCTTCCGCGTCCGCGATGAGTTGGTCGGCGTCAGCGGCTGCTTTCCCGACGGCATGGAGCTGCTGGATTGGTTCCGCGCTGGCGCCGTGCCCAAGGACTTCCCCTCCGCCAGCCGAAGCCGTGAGGGCGGCGCCGCGCTGCTGGTCATCGGCGCCGACGGCCGGGCCAGGAAATACGAGATCGGCCCCTACCCCTTCTTCTTCGACAGCACGCAGGTCGCTGCCGGCTGCGGGGACGAATCCGCGCTCGTCGCCATGGCATGCGGGAAGAACGCGCGGGAGGCGGTCGAGATGGCCATCCGATTCAACAGCGGGTGTGGCCTGGGCGTCGACACCCTGGAGCTCAACCCATGAACACCATCAACGACCGCCCGCCGTGCATCAGCGAGCGCTTCGCCTCCGCGACGGACAGCTCAGACCTCACACTCCACACCGAGCATCGCTGCGATGCGGACATGCTCCTTGCTGCAGGCTACGCCGCCCAGGGCAACCGCAAGGGCATGATCGCCCTCATGGCCTACCGGATGAAGATCACCGGTGACAAGGCCTCGAAGTGGGAGATCGTGGAGGCCCTGATCGAGCACATGCGCTATGAGGTGCTCCGGCGCACCCGCCAGAGTGGCCTGCCCAAGATCACTCGCGAGCAATCCCGCGTCGTCGTGCAGACCGTCATCAACTGGTGGATGGACGACAACTGCGTGACCTGCACCGGCCGCAAGATGCAGCCGATCCCCGGCACGCCGCACCTTTCGGCGAACTGGTGCGAGGCCTGCGCGGGCAGCGGCAAGCGAGACATCCCGGACACCGGACCGCACGCGAAGTGGCTGGCCGCGGAACTCGACCACATGCTGACGTTCATCGTCGGCGACATGGCGCGGCGGCTGAGCGCGCGCCTGGATCTGAAAAGCGAGGGCAAGCCATGAAGGTCACGCTCACGAAGTGGGCGGCGGCGCGATACGATCCGCTGCCCAGCCTCTGGACGCTCAGGAGATGGGCGCGTGAGGGCGAACTGCACCCTCCGCCCGAACTGGTCGGGAAGACGTACTACATCGACGAGAACGCGCGCCGACTGTCCATCCCTGAACCGAAGGCCACGCTGGTCGATCGCATGAAAGCCACCGCGTGAACGCAGCACGTCGCTCCCGCCGCAAGCAGGACTGGCCGCGAGGCCTGTACGAGCCGCGGCCCGGCTACTTCGTCTGGAGGCACCCGAAGACCGGCGAGACCATGGCCATCGGCCGCACGACCGTTGCCGACGCGCGCAACCAGGCGTTGGCAGCGAACCAGCACGTTCTGGACACTGCGCCGACGCTGATCGAGCGGATGGAGGGCAGGGAGCACACGGTCGCGGATGTGCTGGACGTGATGCCCGAAGCCGAGAACGCCAACACGGCGAAGTCGCAGCGCTCGCTGGACAAGCGCATCCGTGCAAAGCTGGGCGGCAAGCACTGCGGCCGGCTGTCGGTCAGGGACTGCGCCGACATGCTCGATGAGATTGTCGAGGACGGCCACGCGCGCACGGCTCAGGCGGTTCGTTCACGGCTAATCGTGGTGTGCAAGAAGGCGCTGGCCAAAGGCTGGATGGAGAGCAACCCGGCCGAGGTGACGGAGGAGATCGAGGTCGAGGTCAAGCGCGGCCGGTTGACGCTCGAGATGTTCCATGCGGTCTACGAGAACGCACCCGAGGTGTGCGAATGGCTGCAGGCGGCCATGCGCCTGGCGCTCGTCACGGGCCAGGACCGGTCCACCATCTGCGACATGGAGCGATCACACGTCGCCGATGGCTTCCTGACCGTCTGGCGCACGAAGACCCGCGAGACCAATCAGCCCGTCGATATTCCCCTCGCGCTGCGCCTGGACGCGGTGGGCTGGTCGCTCGCCGACCTGGTCAAGCCGCGAACCGGCGTGCTGTCGAAGTACCTCGTCCACCACGTCCAGCCTTGGGGCAACGCGCCGGCGGGCTCGCCGATCCACGTCAACGCCTTGTCGCGCAGCTTCACCGAGGCCCGCATCCTGGCCAAGATCCCGGACGTCGGGCCAGACGGCAAGGGCGCGCCGACGTTCCATGAGATCCGGTCGCTGTCGAAGCGCCTCTACGCCGCCCAGGGCGGTGTCGACACCAAGGCCCTGCTCGGCCACAAGACCGACAAGGCGGCAGACCTGTATGCCGACCCGCGAGGCGTCGAACACATCCGTGTGCGCATCGCCTGACTTATCAAATGAACGGCAAGTAAACAGGAAATGAACTCACCGGGCGCGGTGTCTGTTGCCGAGGCAGACCATCAAAACACGAACTTTGTTCATATACATCAACGGCTTAGGTCTCTTTTTCGGCCCCTTATTCATGCGCAGAAAGACATCAAATAGGTTGATATGAATCAACCATTTATCAAACGCATTTGAACAGGGCTAACCCCATTTCAACCACCCGCTCGGGCATGCTCAAGCGTACAGTCGCGCGATGGCATTGAAGCGATCGCACGTCATCGCCGGCACCGTCCTGGCGCTGCTGGCTTTGGCGTCGCTGGTTCGTGGAGGGGAGACGGGGGCGCGGCCGGAGGCTGCGCAACCCCCGCTTGAACGGTCGGTGGCAGCCGCCGCGGCGCGCGCGCGGGCTGATCTCCCGATCAATCCGCGCATCCTGAAGGTCGGCGCCAACCAGGTGCAGGTCATCGACATCCCGTCGATGGTCAGCCCGAAGTCTGCTCTGGTGGAGACGCGCCGCTGCTACGTGTGGCGCGACCTCGAATTCCGTACGGCGTCGGTCACCTGCCCGGAAGATGGTGAGATGCTGCCAGCGGCCGGGCCTCCGCCCAGCGGCGAGCGCTAGTCTTCGTCCGCCGTCGCCGCGGCCTTCTCGGTCTTGACGGCTTCCCGCTTGCGCTCGGCATCGAGCAGCTCGTTCATCTTCTCCAGGTCGTCGTCGCTAGCGCGCTGGCTGAAGCGACGGAAGGCACCCGCGCTCAAGCGGGACTCCGGCATCTGCAGGTGTCGCAGCGTGGTCATGATCTGCGACGGCGGCATCTTGATGCCCTCGAGGAGCGCGATCGCCTTGTCGTCGTCGCCATCCTTGATGGCCTGCTTGACCTGGGGCATGACGTCCATCTTCGCGCCTTCGAACTTCCGGTCGGCGGCGTACATCTGGCCGACGGCCGGGCCGCCCGGTGCACCCTTGCTGAATGTCAGGCCGGCAAACGGCCCCACGGTCTTGAGCTTGTCGACGTCGGTGGCGGTGCCCTTCTTCCAGTCCCAGGCGCCGGCGATCGCGTCGGCCGGGATCATCTGCGTGGCGAACAGCTTGGCGATGCGGCCGGCGTTCGTCAGCACGCCGCCCAGGCCGGGAGCGTCGGGGTCGTAGATGCGCTGGCCGATGCCGTTGTCGTTGTTCCAGACCTGCTGGAGCGGCCGCACGAGTTGGCTTTCCTTGGCCTTGGCCGTGACCAGCGGCTTGGTGATCCAGTTCTTGAAGTCCTCGCCGACCTTGCCGGTGGGCAGGCGCATGTAGATCGCCGTGCCATCGGCCGACGTGCCCACGCGGATCCGGTCTTCCTTGCCGGGCTCGTTCTCCGAGGTCGACGACAGCGCGTTGACGGCGTCGAAGGGGTTGCTCAGCGTGTCCAGCGGGTGGTCGCCGGCGCGCTTCAGCAACTTGTGCAGGCGCTCGGCATACCCCTGACCGACATCACCCCAGGTCTTCTTGTCCTTCCAGTGCTCGAAGGCGCTTTGCATCAGGGAGTTGCCGACGTACATCAGGCCGATGTCCAGGATGAACGAGGCGATTGCGATGCGGCGCGCGCGCGAGGTCGCGGCGGCCGCGGCCAGCTCGCCGGCCGACACCTTGATCTGCGCGCGGACGTCGCGCGGCAGGCCGGTCATCATGTCCTTCATCAGGCCCATGTTGCCCAGGGTGAAGGTGCGCGAGAACATCAGCAGGTTGGCCGTGCGCCGGGCCGCCACCGACATCGCCTCGTTGGGCAGCGCGCCGGCGAAGCGGTTGGCGAAGTGGGCGGCGACCTTGCCGGCGGCGGCCGGATCCATCCCCTTGGAGATCTCGTGCTCGCGGATCGAGCCGTACAGTCCCGCCTGCAGGTCACCCACGCGATCCCACAGCAGGGTGTTGTGCCAGATGTCGCCGGCCCGGTCGATCGCCTTCTTCGCCGCGGTGCCGGCCTTCTCGCTGGCCAGCCCGAGCGCGCCGCCGATCAGCTTGGCGGTCCAGCTCCGGCCCGGCGTCAGGCTCGGATCCTCCATGATCCCGGTGATGTCCTGGATCCCGCCGCGCCGGCCAATGGGCACCAGGCCGTCGGAGATCGCCTGGCGCATCTGCGCCGGGTCGTTCTTGATGCGGTTGCCCTCGAAGTAGATCTGGAACGTCGCTACCTTGCCGGGCATCGCCGGCAGCGCGCGGCCCCACTCCACCGCGTTGTGGATCAGCGGCGAGTACATGATGAGGCCCATCGACTTGCCCTTGAGCGCCATCAGGGCGTTGTAGATCTCGTTGGGCTTCTCGGTCATGACGGCCTTCAGCGGCCCCTCGAAGTCCTTGGAGACGTACAGCGGCACCCGCTCGAAGGTCTTCGAGCCATCCTCGTTCGAGGTCACCCGCCAGGTCTTGAGCGCCGGGCTGTCGAAGGTCACGAAGCCCGGCTCCTCGCTGGTCGACACCGTCTTCATGCCGGCCTTGTCGCCGTAGGCCTTGATCTGGTTGACCAGCTCCCGGCCGGCGATCGCGCGCTCGAGCCGGGACATGGCCAGCGGCATGGTGCGGATGTCGCGGACGAGCTGCGCGCCCTCGCCCAACTTGCCCTTCATGGCGGCCTCGGTGTCCTCGGCGGTCAGGTGCTTGCGGCCCTTGAGGCTGCTCGCCGTCGTGACGATGTTGCGGCCCTGGGTGCCGCTGCCCTCGACGTTGCCTCCCTTCGGCCGCGAGTACTCGCCGGCGCCGTCGATCATGACGGCCATCCGCGGCGTCCAGTACGGCAGGCCCTCGCCTTCGAACATCCCGACCGCCTTGGCGCGCTGCAGGAGCGATTCACCGTAGTTGTGCAGTGCGTCGACGGTGGCGCGTTGGTCCGGGGTCAGGCGGTTCAGGCCCTCGCCGGGCCCGGGTTCCTTGCCCTGCTGGCGCAGGACGCCCTCTTGGTCGGCCGCCTCCCACATCTCGCGGCGCTGGGCCTCGTCGTAGTTCTTGGCGATGACCGAATCGAACTTGTCCCATTGCCAGCGCGCGAGGCGATCGGCGTTGGCGAAGTCCTTGACCAGCGCGCGGGTCTGATCGGTGCCCAGCGCCATGGGCGCGGTGATTCGGACTGCCTCGTCGCGCAGCTTGCGGGCCGCGTCGGCAGCCGTGGCCGCGGCTTCGCGCACCTTGCCGAAGACCTCGGCCAGCTTGGATGGTTCGTGGATGTCCGGAACGTCGCCGGACTCATCGCCGGCGTGCTGACTCAGGAGCGGGGCGTCGCCACCGGCGTCGCTTTGGCGAACGCCTTCTTGCCGAACTCGTTCAGCATGCGCTTGTGCTGCCGCAGCGACTCGATTTCGGAGCTCGTCAGCATTCCGGAAGCCAATGAGGTATCCCGCCTCGGCGCCGGTGAGGGCGCGGGGGTCGACGTGAAGTTCGTCGCGGACGGTTTGACCATATCGGCTTTCAATCTCGGCGGTTTGTCGCTTCGGCGCAACCATTGTAGGTGCACGGCTGGCGTCTGCCAAGGTGGCCACCCCTACAACCTCGCCGCCGCCGGCGCGGATGTGATCCGCCAGTTCCGCGAGGGTCCCGCCCATGGTCGTCACATCGTCGACCACGACATACTTGCGGCCCGGCTCGACCTGGCCGCTGAAGTCGGGGCGCGCGACCATCCGCTCCATCGCGTTGGCCCCTGTGTGGAACGCTCGATTCGTCTGGACGATGTCGGAGTCGACCTCGCCACCTGTCTCTGCGGCGTACTTGTGGGCGAGCATCGCCGGAATCGCGTTGCGTCCGCTTGCCTCCTCGGCGTGGGGATACGCATAGACGATTCCCGGGCCAAGCTTTCGTGCAGCTTCGATGTCCTCTGCCTTGACCAGCGCGTTGACCACGCGCACCGCGGCATCGGGGTCGCCAGCCTTCGCCGCCTTGTAGTCGGGCTGGGCTTTCAGGTCGTCGACCGCAACACCGCCGCCGAGCTCCTTCGCGCCCTCGGGGATTCCCTGCTCACGCACCGGCCGCGAGGTAGCCGGCACAAGGTCGCCCGCCACCTCGCCTCCGCCGGCGTCCGCCTCGACCGCGCGCCGCGCGCGCGCCAGCAGCGCCGCCGTCTCGGCCTCCGTCATCTTCTCCAGTTGGTCGGCGACGCTATGCAGGCCCACGCTGCGCAGCCACTCCTGGATCTTGGCCATGAGCTTCTGCAGCCCGCGGATCGGCTCGCCGCGGCCGGCGCGGTCGGCCAGCGCCTCCTCGGTGGACAGCGCGCGGACGACCCGCATGGCTGCCTCCTGCGACAGCCCGCGGCTCATGCGGTCGGCGATGGCGCCGCGGCCGTGGGCTTGCATCCACGCCTCCGCCTCCTTCGCCAACTCCGGATTGGCCTGGCGGAGCTTGTACATCTCGGCGAAGTAGGTGGCGTCCGAGCCGAGCACCTTGCGGATCCCGTAGTGGCCCAGCACCTCGTGGAACAGCGCGGCCTGCGCCATCGGCACGTCCTTCAGGCGACTGGCGATGAGGTAGACGTCGCCGGGATCGCTGCCGCGGCCGGGCATCAGCAGCGCGCGGGTCTTGCCCTCGGCGCCCATCGAGCGCAGAGAATCCTGGATGTGGTTCGGCAGGCCGTTGACGTCATCGACGACGTGCACCGGAGGCGCGTCCTTCCAGCCGGCTTGGATGCGGGTGACCTCGGCGCGCAGGACATCAGGGGAGACGCCCTTGCGCACTGGCTCAGTCGACTGCTTCAACCGAATGTCAGCGCTTTCCGGATCGAAGGTGCCGCGGTTGCCGATCGCGCTCTTGACCTGCTCGGGATCGAAGGCGATGAAAACGCGGTGCTTGGTGCTGTCACCCTTGATGCGGCCGCCGCCGATGTGCGTGATGCCGTCGTAGCCCATCGACCGCAGGCCTTCCTGCATGATTTCGGCGCCCTCCCACTTGGGCAGGCCTTCGTCGATCAGGTGATCCTCGGCGATCCTGTAGAAGTCCTCATTGGTGTACGTCTCGCCGTTGCGCGGCTTGCGGTCGGTGTTTTCGAAGTCAACGTCAGGGAAGGCCTTTTGCCACGCAGACAACTCGCGCGTGACAGGCTTGTCCATGTCGATCGGGTTCTTGATCGACAGGTGCACCGGGTAAACGGTAGGCGACTTGCCCTTGCCCTTCGTCGTGTAGTCGCTGGCGATCTTCGGGTCAGCGGTGAAGTAGGAGCCCTGGCCGAACAGCCCGTGCTCGGAGGCATAGGAGTCAAACGCCGAGAAGGCGTCGCCGTCCTCGGTCTTGCTCGTGCCGTGGAACATCACCTGCGGCTCGCCGTGCTCATCGACGACCTTGCTGTCGCCGAACCACTTCTTGAACTCCGGAGTGCTGGTGGTGCGCCGCGCGAGTTCCGCGCGAGCAACGTCCCGCGCACGCGCGGTGGCAGCGGCGGAGTCAACGATCTTCGCGAGCTTCTCGTCCGCCCACTGGTCGACCGGCTTTCCGAGCAGCCGCGGCGCAGGCTCGGCCGGCATCAGTGCCGCGTCGGCTCCGCCTCCAACGTCCACAGCAGCAGGCGCTCGAGCACCGGCTGCAGGTGCGGCGGCATCTCCACCGACTCCTCGTGCTCCGGCGACATCAGCATTCGATCCCAGATCTCCGCCGCTTGCGACAGCAGGACCACCTCCGCCATCACCGGCTCCAGCAGGTACTCCGGCAGGCTCTGCCACGTCAGGCTGTGCGCGCTCATCGGTCGGGCTCCATTGCGTGATGTCGCCCAGCGGCTTCGACTTGACGCCGTCGCGCACCCAGGCCTTGAAGGCGTCCATCGGCAGTGGGGTGATCGCGCCCAAGCCGTTCCACCCGTCGGCGTAGTTCGCGGCGTAGAGCTGGCGCGCCTGCGCCTCGCTGTCGGCGCCCAGGATGGTCTTGGGCTCGTCGAACTTGCCGGTGGCGGGGTCGACCTGGTCGATGACGTAGGCGATCTTCGATTCGGGATTCGGGCCGATGAAGGTGTCGACGTGATCGCCGTCGTTTGCCCTGGTGCCGCGGATAAACCCATAGTGGGCCTGCATCTCGTTCGACCACGGCTTGCCATCCGGATCGACGCCGGACCGCACAGAGCCTTGCGGGTTCTCGATGGTGATGTCCAGCCCGTGCAGTTGGACGTGGCCCATCGGGTAGTTGCCCGCTGCCTTCTGCGCGTCGGTCGGCTCCGGCCGGTCGTTGAATGGTGACGTGGCGGCCTGGTGCGCGGCGTCGGCGATGTCGTTCGCCTGCGCCATCGCAGTCGGCGCGATCGGCGCAGGTGCAGCATCCTCGGGGGCGGCTGCATCGTGGGCCGGCGTGGGTTCCGGCGGCCGGATGGCGGCGAGCTGGTCGGCCACGCTCGACTTTCCCGCCTTCGGTGTCGGCGCGGCCGCGGGCTGCTCCGGCTGTTGCGCGGCGACGCGCTGAGCCAGCGCGTCCCGGAACGCTCCGGGTGCGCCGGGCTTGGTCGTCAGACCGTTGGCCTCCATGCGGTGGAACGCGCGCGCGACGAAGGTGGCTGCGTCCTGCGGATCACGCTGGGCGGCAGCCTCGCGCAGCGCGGCGGTTGCCTTCGGGGACAGGCCGACGGTTCGCGCGGCCTCATCGATCGAGTCGTGCAGGGTGTCCAGGCCAATCGGCCCGGGTGCCGGCGGCGCGGCCGCAGTCGTGTCGGCTGTCGTGGTCGGCGTCGCATCGGCCGGCGGCGGGTTCGCGCTGTCGATCTCGCGCGCCGCCGCGGCGTTGCCGTCGCCGTGCGCCAGCGAGTGCGCAGCATGGAACAGGTGGCCGGCGGCCAGCGGCACGCCCGGCACAGCCAGCGTCAGGAGCGTGGCGGATTTCGCCGTCGCGGCGATGTCGTGCAGCATGTCGTCGGCGGACATGTTCGGCTTGAGGCCGCCCGGCGCCATCTTGTCGTACAGGTCGCCCAGGACGGTCGTCGCCTCCATCCCGCCCACGTTCGTGGTCAGCGCGTGGCCGAGCGCGGCGATGGCCTGGCCAGCCGGTGCGCCCGACACCGCCTTCGTCAGCGCGCCGGTCAAGCCTGGAACCTGCGTGCGCAGCCCGACGTAGTTCGCCAACGCCATGGCCGTGCCGCGGCTGACCGCTTCGCCGGGCGAGTCGCCGGCCTGCCGCGCGTCGGCGTACCCGTCGACGCCGGCCTGCGTGACCATCGCCCCGAGGCCGGCCGGCCCTGCCACCAGCGGCGCGAGACTGAAGACGCCGGCCACGGTCTTGACCGTGTCGGAATCCTCGTTGCCCTGCATCGCGCGGTTGATGCGCGCGTCGGCGGCGGCCTGGTACTGCCGGCCGAGAGTGCGCAGGCCTTCGGTGTCGGTGACCTCGCCCGCGGTGGTCATCAGGTTGGCCAGCGTCTTGCCGGCCTGCCCTGCCGCGGCGTTGTAGCCGGCCTGCACCGGGTTCTGAGGGATGTCGTCCCAGGCCTTGCGGCGCGCGGCCGCCTGGTCGATCGCGACGGCTTCCGTGTGCGGGATCACCGGCTTGGTGACCGGCGCGGGCGGCCCGACGGGAATACCGCCCGCCGAGGCCGCGTCGATCATGTCGGCATGGGACATCGGCGCAGGTGCAGGGGGCGGCGCGGCCACGGTCGACGTCGCGAATGGGCTTTCTCCCGCTTCGCTGGAATGCGCGAGCGAGGCCAGCCCGGACTTCACGCTGTCGACGGCGCCGGACGCGGCGTCCGCGACGCTCGCGGCGGCCGACTTGATCGTGCCCATGACTGAATCGGCGAGCGATGGCGCGGGCGCTGCGGCGGCCGCGGGGGGCGCCGCCTGCCGGCCGCCGTCGATGTTGGCGATCCCGCGGCCACCGAAGTCCGTCGCGGCGCGCGCGGCGACGTCACCCGGGGTCAGGTCATCGGGAGCGTTCTGGTAGACGTGGCTGGTGCCGTCGGCGAAGGTGACCGTGATGTTGCGCGGCATGGCTTACCAGTTCGACACCGAGGGAACGGCTGCGCTGGCGGCCGGCTTGGGCACGAGGCCGGGCGCCGGGCCCGGAGCCGGCGGCGGCGTACCGGACAAAGCCTGCATCGCCGCGGCTCGCAGGTCGGCATCGCTCTTGTTCATGTTGTGGGGATCCTGGCGGGCAGCCCGTACCAGCCCGTCGACGCGCTTGGCGTACTCGCCCGATCGCACCGGCTGACCATTGACGGTCGCCCGCTGCATCGAGCCGTCCTTGAAGACGTTGACGACGTAACCGTCTGCGTCGGTGATGGTCTTTTGCACCTTCTTGGCGCCATCGACCCCGCCGCCGGCGCGGATCCCCGCCGCGTCGACGCGGCCCTGCGCGGTGATCCCCGCAGCCTCCGTCTCCGCGCCAGCGCGGATGCCGGCCGCGCCGAGGGTGGCCTTGTTGTTGCCTTCGGCGACCTTCTCGCGGCTGGTGTTTTCGAGGCCGATGCCCTGCAGGTGGAAGCCGCCCTTCACGTTCTCCGTGAGCCGGTCCTGCTCGCCCTTGGCCTGGGCTTCGATCTTCTTGGCGTTCGCCTCCTGGGCAGCCTTGGCCGCCAACAGGCGCGACTCGTACTCGTACTTCGCCGCGTCGGCCGGATTCATCATCACGTCGTGCGCCATGCTCGCGATCTGATCGCCGGTCAGGGTATGGGTCTGGCCGTCAGAAGTGGAGATCCTGTAGACGGGCGTGGTCGGCTGCGGCTTGAACTGCGTCGGGTCGTTGCCGGCCGCCACCCAGGCCTGGCGCTGTTGCTGGATGGCAGGGCTGGCGCCATCCGTGCCGCCCGCCCCGTTGTCCACCGTGATGCCGGTGATGTCGACGCCATCGTGCACCGTCGGATAGACGGTCTGCGCCAGCGCGGCGCCGTCTCCCGTTGCCTGGTAGTCGGCCAGCGCCTTGCCGATCACCTGCTGGCGGATCTGGTTGCGAATCGGCGCCGTAGCCGCTTCGTTCTTCGTCCACAGATCGAGGTCGCCGCTCTTGGCAATCGCGTCGCTGCGGGCATGCAGGCCGGCCAGCAGCACGGGTGCCGACATCTGGAACGGCTTGGGCTGGAACGTCGACGGGTCATTGCCGGCGTCCGTCCACGCCTTCTGCTGCTGGGCGATGTCCTGGTCGTGGGCGTCCTGCAGCGCCTGCGCACCGGCGGCGTTCGCGTCATTGATGACCTGCAGTTGCTTGTTCTGCATCGCCTGCTGCTTTTGCTGGTCATTCCAGGCGACGCCCTCCTGGTAGCCACGAAGGGCGTTCGTCAACCCGAGTCCGCTCATGCTGTTCCTTTCGCGGCGCGGCGCGCCTTGGCCGCGGCGATCTGCTTGCCGAGGCTGTCGATCTGCTTCTTCAGTTCCTGGATGGCAGCGATGTGCACGCCGTTGGTGTCGACCGGGTGCGCGCAGTCCAGGCCGCGCTGCATGGCCGCCTGCGTGGCGCCGCGTGTCTTGACCGACTTCGACGACTGCGCGATCTGCTGGTCGAGCTGCGACACCAGCCCGGCGTAGCCTTCGGCCCCCTGCACGGTCACGGGCTGCACCATCGGCTGCTGGCGCCTGCGCTGCTGTTGCTGGGGTCGGAACTGCTGTTGCCCGACGGTCGGAGCCTCTTGCGCGGGGCCGTAGCCCTGAGTGAGCCCAGGTTCCGCACCTTCAGCGTCGACGGCAGCCGAGTCCGCTGCAGCCAGGCCGGCCACGTCACCCCCGCCAGCGCTGGCACCGACATCACCGGCCGTCAGGCCCAGGCCGGTGGAGGCGGCCGACGAATCAGCGGCCCCGAGCGTCCCGGCAGAACCTCCCATGGCGGTGCCTTCACCACCGGCAGCAAGCCCTCCGCCGCCTGCACCACCAGCACCGCCAGCGGCCCCGCCCCCACCAAGCGCTGCACCACCCGCCATCGCGCCCGCGACGATGGCCAGTGCATCCCCCGGCTTGCTGGCGATGATGTCGCCCGCCCTGTTGACGATCGGGATCTTGCGCACCGGATTGATGGTCTTGTCGACCTTGTCGAACGGCTTCATCACCGTCGACAAGCCGGAGTTGACCTTTTCCGGCAGGACGGTGCTGGTGAGCTTGGTCGACTTGCCGCCCGTGATCCAGGAGATCGGGTTCAGGTACTTGTCGCCATACCCGCCGATCTTTCCGAGGATCGAGCTGTGATCGAGCCACTTGGTCATGCCAGCGCCGCCAGTTCGCGCTTCATCGCCGCCACCTGCTTGGCGAGCTGTGCGATCGCCTTGCCGTTGACCTCGGACATCGCGCCCATGTCGATCGCCTTGCCGCGGGGCGCAACCGCATCACCGAACGCTGCATGCACGTCCTCGGCGTAGGGGCCGACGTGGTCGCCGGAATCCTCGACGCCCTTGTGATACTTCCAGCCGTCTACCGGCATCTTGCCGTTGGTCAGGCCCTCGAGCGCCTTCGGGCCGCTGACCCGGAGCGTGCTGGGCTTGGCCTTGACCGTCTGCTTGGCGGCCGGCGCGCCGCCGGCGACGAGGCCCTCCAACGCCGCCTTGCCGTCGACGCGCGAGATCTTGGTCTTGGCGGTCTTCGTGGACGTCGCAGTGCCGCCGTGCATCCCGTACGCCATCGCCCCTGCGCCGATCAGGTCACCGAAGAAGCCCTGATTGGCGGAGGCGGCGCCCTGCTGGAGTTGGTTGAATCCAATGAGCCCGTTGACACCGGCACCGAAGGCTGGGGTCGAAGTTGTCAACGGTGCGGCCGTAAGACCCGATGCACCGCTCACGCTTCCTTGCGCGGCTTGGCCTGAACTTTGCGCCGCGCCAGCCGCCTGGAGGCTGGCCGTCGGCAGGCCGCGGCCGATGTTGACGGCGCTTCCCTGCAGGTTGAGGCCCGTGTTCTCGACATTCGTGCGCGCGGCATTCGCGGCCCCGGCCTTGGCCGTGGCCTCCTGCAGGTTGAGCGCGTTGTTCAATGCGAGGGCCTTGCCGCTGCCGGCCTGGACGCCGCCCGCCTGGAGCTGGTCCGCCTGCTGCGCGCGCGCCGTGTCGAACGCGGTGCCGACTTGGCCCTCCGCGGTCTGGGCGGCCTGCTCCTTGCGGCCGTCGGTGGCGTAGTCGGCCGCCTCGGTGGCGTACTGGCCTTCGAGCGGCTGGAAGTATTTGCGATAGTTCGCGTACTGGTCGGCCGCCTGCTGCGTTTCCTGCTGCTGCGCCGCGGTGTTGGAGGCGACCTGCTGCTGGAACAGCGGCATGTATTGATCGAGCAGCGCTTTCTGGTCCTGATATTCCTGCTTGCTCAGGGCGATCTGGTTCAGCGATGCTTGACCAATTTGTGGGTCTGGGGTCGGTGTTTTGACTTTGATGATGCTCTCCTTAGAGGGTGCAACCCTCATGAAGACGGCGCTTCGCCGCAACGTAGGTTCGATGAGCCTCTTCGGCGGTGTCAAAGGTACCGAGGTTGATTGCCTTACCCCGAACCTTGATGGCTGATTTGAAGCGGCCACCGTGTGCGTGCGCACCCAGCAACCCGGTGCTGTTGTTTGCCTGGGCGCGCCGCCTGTTCTCCGCATTCACCCGCCGGCTCACGTCACGCAGGTTCGCCCATCGATTGTTCGATCGGTCAGTGTCCCGGTGGTCGACATCAGCCTTTGGCCACTCGCCTGTGACGATGACCCAGATCAGCCTGTGCGCAGCGTAGGTCTTCCCGTCGATTTCGACCATGACATAGCCGTGGCTCTTGACGCTTCCGGCGAGTTGCCCTACTTCGACATTGCTGTATTTGGTGGGCTTGCCGGCCCAACGCAAAAGACCCGTGCCCGCCTCATACGTGAACAACGCTCGCAGCATTGCTTGCGCAGCGGCCCCATCGCGAGGAATCCTGATCTTCGTTCGGGTATCGCCATAGGCTTTGAACCTGGCTGCGAGATGGTCTGCCTTCGGGCGATCCTTCAAGTTGACCCAGCGGTTGTCCGCGTGCGTGTCGTTTTCGTGAGTGACCTGGAACTGCGGCCATCGGCCCGTCATGTACAGCCAAGCCAAGCGATGCACCGCATGCGACTTTCCGTCCACGCACGCATACCTGTAGCCGTCCGTTTCATTGACTCGGCCGATCTCATCGCCAACCTTTGTGCGATTCGATAGCGAAATGCGTCGAGTCATCACGCCCGTCTCCGGGTCGTAGTGAACCAGCTCGCGCAGGCGCTCGGCGCTCAGTTCTTGAGCCATCTGCACTCTTCCTTCAACATCCGGTACATCCACCCCGGCTCGTCACCGAACCAGGCCTCAAGGGGAGCCTCGAATAGAAAGCCCATCTTCACGAGCGCGCGCTGGGCATCGGTGTTTGACTCGCGCGTTACCGCGGTCAGGCGCTTGCAGCGCCACTCGACGAATGCGATGTGAAACACGTTGCGCAGGAACGTGCGCCCGCCCATTGCGTGGGCGCGATCGAACCACACCGAGAATTCGGCTTTGGTGCCAACGGAGATGTCGGAGAACACCGCTTGCCCGTGAATCCCCTCGGCGCTTGCTGCCGTCAACACCTTGTCGCCTTCCTCGTGGCGGAAATGCCCGCCTAGCTTCTCGCTGGCGTGAAGGAATAGAGCCGGAGATTGATCGTTCCAGACATACATGGTCTACCCCAATATGTCAGGGAAGCCCGCGAAACTCAACGGAAGTCGGTCAGGGCCAGGTGATCGCCCGGACGGCGTCCGTCGTGGTGGCCGCGCGCACGGCCGCCTTCAGGTCCTGCAACTGCGCGAAGGCGGCGAAGCCATGATTGGCAAGCGCCGCGGCCAGACCCTGCAGGTCGGCGTAGGTGAACGGCGTCACCCGCGTGTTGTCCTTGGACTGCCAGAAGTAGCCCTCGGGCACCGCCTGCGCTGCCTGGAAGCCCAGGAGGCAGGATGACAAGTCGCTGACCGATTGCGGGTCGGCCTGATACATGCGGGTGTCCCCGGCGGCCGTCGTGAACGAGACATCCGCGGCGATCGCGCGAGCGTAGGCGGCGTCGAGCAGCGCGCACTGGCGGATCTGCACGGCGGCCAAGGATTGCGACTCGTCGCTGACGACCGCGGCGCCGTCGAATGGCGCGATGCTGGCGAGAGCCGAGTCGAGGTCGGAGAGCGCGCTTGGCGTGGCCGCAATCGGCCACATCCAGGCCAGATTACCGCCAGCGTTGTGTGCGTCCTCATCGACCCAGCTCGCGACGTTCACAGCGACGGTGCCGCCGACGGGGTCATAGTTGACCTGCATGGCCTTGTGAAATCCGACCGAAGCGCCATTCGGCGCGGTGATGTCTTTGAGGAGGGGCATCAGGTGAGTCCGTTGGCTTCGATGAGGATTCCGGTGCAGGCGCCACGGAATAGGCTTGGTGTCACGCCTGAGTCGCTGTTTTCGTAGGAGTCCAGGTACTCCGCACGGTGCAACTGGTTGTCGCCGGTCCAGTGCCACATGCCGCGGTAGCCCTGATTGACGTAGCTCACGCCGCTTCCGCTGGAGGTCTTCTGTTCGTACCAGGGCTTGCCGATGATCGCTGGCTTCGTCAGCACCGGGATCGTTGTCGCCAGCACGCTGTCGGCCAGTGCGATCCGCGACGCGGGCGTCAGTGGCATGCGACTCAGGTCTCCGGTCAATGTGCCCGCGGCGTTGTAGAGGGCAACGCCGAACGCTGGCAGCGAGCCCGGGAACCCGAACACGTAGACGTCGGTTGTCGTGTTCTGCGCGTCGTAGGTTCCGCCAGAGGATGGGGAAACGGAACCCGTTCCACCGTCGTACGTCGTGATGGTCCATGTGCTGCCGGACTTGCTCATGCTGAGCAATGCGACGCCGGTCTGGCCCGAAGACTTCAGGCCAAGCGCCACCAGGATCGGTCCGGAGGACGTGAACGTCCAGGTGCTGTAGCCGGATGTGCTCGAGAGGCTGTCGACGTTCTGCGCCGGCGTCGACGAGACGAATGTGGCCTTGCCGAGGTACCCGAACGTGTAGGCCTCGGACGAGATGGTGAGCTCGCCCGTGGACGCGTTGGTGCACTGGATCCCGAACATCAGAAGACCACCAAGATGAATGAGAAGGCCGCAGGAGCGCCCGACGACACGGTCACGACGGGGTATCCCGAGGACATGCTCAATGACGTGAGCGACTGGCCGTAGCCATTGCCGCCCGCGTCAAGGATGAACGCCGAGAAGCCAGCCCATTGCGGGTAGCTCAAGGTCGTGCCGCTGAAGCCTGCGGAGTACTGCTGGTAGTCGGCTGCGACGCCGCCCATGGCAGTGGTCGAATCCCACAGCAGGCCGCCCGAGGCGTCGAAGATCTGAACCCCGAAGGTCACGAGAGGTCACCGATCTTGACCCGGCAAACGTTGGACGAGTCGTAGACGCGGATCTTGTTGTCCTGCACTTCGGTGCGCTGGCCACTCGATGCGGTGCGCAGGGTGCCAATCGTGGCCGAGATGGCGTCAAGCTGCGTGACGCTGATCTTCGAGGCGGTCACCTGACCGGCGCCGATCTGTGATGCGACGAGCTGATCGCGGATCATCGCGAACGAGAACTCCGCGGTGCCGTTGCCCAGGATTCGCCAGCCCGTCGAGCCTGCGGTGAAGCCGGTGCTCTGGATGTACTGGCCCACCGCGATAGAGCCCGCGGTCAGCTTTCCGGCGGAGACGTTGGCAATCTTGGCGTCGTCGATCGCGGCCGAGCCGATCATCGCGTTGACGATCGCGCCGTTCTGGATCGCCGCGGTGCCGACGGCGATTGCGTTCGCTGCGATCGCGCTTGCCGTCACGGCACCCACCGCGAGCGAGCCGGCAATGATGCTGCCGGCAATCACATCGGCGCCGTCGACTGCCTTCGTGTAGGCCGTGCCGTTCCAGCGATAGAGCTTGCCGTCGGTGGTGTTGAAGATCGTCTTGGTGACCAGCGTCGACGGCACCGAGGAGACGACCGAGACGGGTTCCACGCCGGCCGCGAACTTGGTGGCGTCCACAGAGTTCGCGCCCAGCTTGGCCAGCGTCACCGCGCCGTTGGCAAGATTGCCTGCCAAGACAACGAGCGGCCCGAGGTCGGCGCTGCCTACCTTTCCGGTGGTGGCCGACACGCCGTTGGTCCCGCCAGTGGGGCCAGCGCCGTCGACCTGCCGCACGCCGTCGACCGTGACCGCTCCAGCCCAGAAGTGCGTCTCCTGACCGGTCTGCGCGGGGATGATGGCGATCGTCGCGGCGCCAGTGACCTGGTAGACCTCGACGGCGTCGGCGAACGTGGGCAGCGGGCCGGTGCCGGAATAGTTTGCCGCGTAGATCTGCGTATAGGCGTTGCCGTGGCCCTGCGTGTAGGCCGGCGCGTCGAACTCGACGAAGAAGTTCGTCAGGCCGGGCGTGACCGTCAGCCCCGTGATCGAGTCGGGTGCCGAAAGGTCTGGCGTGCTTCCGCCGCCGCTGACACCAGAACCACCGCCGGCCAGCGTACCGACGCCGAACGATCCGCCGGTTCGGTACTCCAGGACGTTGAGCCCAACGAGCTCGCCGCGGGTGACGAACTTCTGCAGCGAGTCGCCCTTGGCAATCGGCTCGCGCGTCATGGCCTGCGTGCGCAGGTTCTGCAACCACTCGATGACCTGGTCGAGCGATGCCCCCGTGGGGAGTTCCGGCAGATCGGGAACGACCGGCGGCGTGCGGCTCACGGCAGGTCATCCGTTTCTTCGGCCAGCAGCACGGCCTCGATGGGGCCGGTGCCGGAGACGGTCACATAGAACTCGTTGGCGCCGCCGTAGTTGCCAGGCAGCGGGAACGGCAGCGAGTCCGAGACGGTGCGCGTCTCCAGCAGGGTGCCATCGCCGTACAGGCTGAACGTCACCGGGTAGGTCGACGCGATGACCTGCGCCCGCCCGGGCGTGGTCTTGTCCTTGGTGCGCTTGACGTCCGTGGTGAACGTCGCGGTCAGCGCGCTGCCGGCATCCCACTTCTTGACCACGTTGCCGGTGTCGAGCAGGTAGAGCGACTGGCTGATGAGGTCGAAGAAGACCGCATCTGCGCCCTGGTCGAGCCAGATCACGCCGACGGGGTTCGTCGTGTCGATCATGAAGCCGCCACGCACGGAGCCGGTGTTGTAGAAACCGATGTACCACTTCTTCCAGCTCACGCCGATGATCGAAGAAGGCACCAGGGCGGCCCAGGCCGCTTTGCTGATGAACTTCTCGGTGATGACCCCCGCGGGAAACAGCGAGCCGAAGTAACACAGGCCATCCTGCGATGCCCAGCAGACGCCGTGGCCGACGCCCACGACAGAGCGCTTCGAGACGCCGCCTTGCTTCAGGTAGATCGGCACATCGGACAGACTGGCCGACGTGCTGCCGGTGACCAGCCGCGGTAGGCCCGTCGTCACCAGCACCCACTGCTGGCCGTAGGTGGCCGAGCCGACGATGGTGTCCGGCACCACGCCCTGATACTCCAGCGGCCAGGCGTGCGGCGTGTAGGCCACGCACGCGCCGTAGCCCTTGCCGAAGAACCCGCCCATCATCCCGTTCCACAGCTCGGTCAGCCCGGACAGGTTGTCCGGCGGCGTGAGCCAGGCCGGGCGCGACGCCGAGCCGCCGGTGGCCAGCACCTGCAGTCGGGTCGTCCCGGCATCGGTTGCCGTCGTGAGCGCCGCAGCCTGTTCCAGCACGAGCTGAAAGTCGCTGCCCGTCGAAACGTAGATGCGGCGCGTGACCGTGCCGAAACTCCCGCTGGGCGGCGGGGCCAGGCCGGAGAGGTTGACGCTGGATCCGCCCGGGCATGAGATCTCGACAGGGTTCGGGTTCGGCGCCGACTCGTCGCCGTTGGCGCGTCGGAACGTCTCCGTGTACTCGCGCGTCTCCGTTGGGCCGGTGCCAGCGGTTCCCACGGCCGCGGCCAGCGTGCTGGTGGGCGCTGGGACACCCAGCGTCGTGAATCCATCCGGATACGGCGCGGTGCCGAGCTGGGTGTTGTCGGTGTACTTCGGCAAGCCGTCGCCGGTGTAGTACGTCCGCTCGGTCGAATCCGTCGCCAGCATGGAGCGCACGGCGTTGACGTCGGTCGTCCAGGTCAGCCAGTAGGCGGTGTCGCTGGGCGCGTCGCGGCCCATCCGATAGATGGTCTTCTGCTGCACGCTCAAGCCCGGCAGCGTGATGACGGCCGCGGCGCCGGCGCGCCCGCGCAGGTCGCCGTGAATGGTGTCGAGGTTGCGCGCGTTCTGCCCGATCCCGTCAGGCAGCCCCTTCGGGTTGGTGTTGTTGTTCGCGCCGAGGAACTGCGTCCAGTGAGCCAGCAGCATGGTCGTTCAGCTCCGGCGGCAGTACCAGGCCGGCGCGGCGTCCTGCATCTGGACGCGCAGCCCCTTGCGACGGACCGGGCCCGCGCGCGAGCCGGCCAGCATCACGGCGGCGTCGAACTTGGTCTTGTGAAACGCGGCCAGGCCCGGGTTCGACCAGGGCTTTCCCTCCTGCGCGCACAAGATCTCGATGGCGCCCGACGCGATCTCGCGGCGCCAACGGTTGAAGATGAAGTCCGGCACGCCGGTGGCTGCGTCCGATGGCGCGAACGACAGCGTGCCGGTGATGGCGATGCCGCCCGTGTCCGGCGCCGGCGTTGCGCGCAGTGCGGCGGGGCCGTCGATACCGATGACGCAGCGCGGCCAGCCGCAGTCGACCCGGCCTTGCGTGCCCGGGGCGTAGTCGTCGCTTTCCCCCGGCTCCTCGACATCGACTTCCCGGCCGTTGGCCCAAGCCGAATGCACGCCCACAAGCTGCGCATCGGCCGGGATCAACGCCGTGATGTCGTAGGACTCCTGCCCCGCCACCGTGGTGAACAGGGCGAGCTCGCGCACGCGCCACATGAACGAGCGCCGGCAGAAGTCCTGCGCCGCGTTGCGGATCTGGTTGATGCGCTCGAACTCCGGACAGGCCGTCGTCGACAGGTTCACGTCCGGCAGGAACAGCGAGTAGTCGATCGTGCTCACGTCGCCGCCCTCTGGCTGCCGGCGGCGTCCGCCATCTGCACGTTCTGGCCGCGCACGCCCAGCGACTGCAGGAACAATTGCCAGTAGGCGCTGGCCAGTTGCGGGCTCTTGGCGTAGGTCGCGTCCTTCGAGTACATGCTGAACAGCGCGAAGAACTGCAGCGCGTTCGCGTAGGTGTCGGGGATCGTGATGATGTCGGTCAGGGCCGTGAGCGGCGCCGGTTCCGCGGCGTAGACGATCTCGAGCTTCGCGCCGGACTGCAGAGGCGGATAGATGAAGAAGGCCAGCGGGTCGCGGTCGTCCGACATCCAGTGCACCGCGTCGAGCGCGGCTGCGGTGGAGTGCCACAGGGGGATCTGCTCGTCGAACTCGACCCGATCGCGCTTGGTCATCGCCCGGCCCGGCGTGGTGCCGTCAGCGCGGAAGTTGCGCGTGATGTCGACGAGTTCGACCCCGTCCACGATCGACAGGCCAGTGAAGTCCTGGCGGGTGCCGGCCACGGCCGTTGCCTTGACCGCCTTCGTGTAGGCGCGCGGCGACTGGTTGACGATCTCGCGCTGGCCGTCGTTGATCCAGCGCAGCATCTCGGCCGACGTCCAGCGCACCGCAGTGCCGTCCGTCTGCTCGTTGACCTTCGTCCACGCGCCTTGCGCGATCTGCGTCCCGGTGATGGTTGGCATTCGGGCTCCAATGAAAAAAGCCCGCGACGTGCGGGCTTCAAGTTAGGGGTACTGCTGCTTTTGGGCGCGCTGCATGCTCCGTCCCCACCCGACTCGCGCGCGCGGGGCGCTCGGTGTCGACCATGTACAGGGAGGAGATTTATGAAACGCGAATTCAAGGCCGGCTTGGCTGCGCTGGCGATCATCGGCAGTGCTGCGCACGCGTCAGCTACCGCAGACGTTTCATTTGGGGACGGGATTGGGATATCGGCCGGCCCGATCGCCGGCGGCACCTATGTGACCGACGGATGGACGTCGCCTACGCTCGGCTACCAGGAGACATACACATTCACCATCACCTACACGATCAATCTGGCAGCGGATGGCTTGGCCGTGACGCGCGACTGGATGTTTTGCACGCCTTCGTTCCCTGACTATTGCGGCCGCGCGCCGACAGGGCGGGAGTCGGCTGAGGTCTACCTCATGTGGGGTGGCATGGACTCGCGCGGAAATCCGGGCGTCGACAACCTCTCGTTCACCTACACGCCAGATCAGGACTTCTATCTGAGCAGCGGCTCGCATACCTACGCGGGCGTGATGACCTTGAGCGTCACCAACAACGACTACTTTCCGACCGCCTTCTCGCCGGTGCTGCTGGCGGGTGTCTTTGTGGACTCGAGCGCTGCCTCGCCTGCACCAGAGCCTGCGCCTTCCGGCCTGCTATTGGCCGGCGGAGCGCTTTTGTTCGCGGTTAGACGAAGCGGACGCGCCTGATGCCAGTGTTGGTGCCCTGCCCTGCTCGGATAATCAGACGAATAACGTAAGGCCCGATCTTTGGCGGCGTCCAGGCAAGTGCCTCGGACGGTCCGACGGTTGACGTGCCGACGGCGCCATTGCCACCAGCCGGGACGTGCACCGTACCAATCTGCACTGCACCACTTTGGTCTGGAGGGTAATACCAGACTTCAACTGCGGTGGCTGCGACGTCAGTGCCATCAACAAAAATCTGGCGCGCAGTCAGTGTGTTGTTGCAATAGACCCAATCGACATTCCGATCCTTGGCGTTGCTGCCGGTCCCCCAATAGAGGACACCTGTCGTCGCCTGAATGAACGTCGTGCTGGTCATCTCCTTGGCGTTTTGGTAGTACGCCACATCCAGCGTGCAGAGGTCGTGTCCGTTGATATTTGAGTAGAAGACGTCGTCGTTGAACTTGTTGTAGCCGGCCTTCTTGGCGCTGTAGTTGCTGTCAGTGGAGGTGACGCTGTCGCTCCAGTAGGTGCACGATTGCCACTGATCATTGCCGCTGTTGCCGTTCTTGGTGACGCGCGGCGACGAGTGGAAATTCATGCACCGCTGCACGCCGTTTTGCAGCACCGTGCGGACATGGGCATCAACGTAGGCCTCCATCCGCGGGTCGACGGCGGCTTGCACCGCATACGAGGACCAGCTCGTGTACTGCAGCGCCGGACCGCCCTCGTAACTGATTGGGCGCAGGCCGTTCCGCAAAGCGAGATAGACGGCGCCGCGAGCGCCGTTATCGATCGTTGCCGCAGTGCCGGCTCCAGTCGAATCGTTCAGCAACGCATAGAGGCTCGTCGTCTTCGTCGCGTCGTACAGGTCGTCATACGCAGCCAACGTGCCCGAATTGGCGTTGTAGAAAGCCGGCGCAAAGCCGTCCAGCCATGCGCCCGTGCCATCCAGCCACTTGTAGTAGGTGATCTCGAACGGACTGGCGTCCTGACCGCCCTGTACCCCCGCCGGCATCTGGACGTTCAGGTAGCAGCGATCCTTGTACGTGGCTTTCGGGCGAACGGTTTGCCACGATTGCATGCCGAGATAGGTGTTGCGGACCGTCCACTTGACCTTGACGCTGGCGAGCGCAAACGAAAGGTTGTCGGCCAGCAGCGGAGAGCCGACGTTGAAATACATTTGTGTGCTGCCAGGAGCAGTCGACGCAGTCGTCGTGCTGATGCCAGTGTTGTAGGTGAACGTGTTCCCGCTCACGCTGGTCACCGTCACCTGCCTGGTCGTGTTGGCGATCTGGCCGAGTGCGTTGAAGGACACCGTGGTCGCGCTCACGATGAGTGGCGCGTTAAGGACGATGTAGGGCTGATTCGTCGCGTAGTCCAGGTACGTCGAGCAGTTGGACGCCAGCGTCACGGTCACATTGCCGGCCGTATCCAGACTCATGCTCGTGATTTGAATCGCCGCGGTAGGGCCTTGATAGAGCGCGCTGGGCTGGCTCGAGTTGTAGTTGGAGTTGAGCAAGTAGTTCGCCAGCGCCTGCGTGCTGTTGACCACGGCCCACAGATAGGCATTGAAGCGAATCGGGATGAATGAATTCCACGGCTCGTTGCCGTACTCCATCTCCAGCTCGTCGATGCCGATGCCCTTTGAATTGGCAAGTGTCGCGAGTTGGGCCCAGTAGTCCGCGTCGCAGAACGGTGGCACGTTGACCATCAGCTTGGATGTCCGCGAACCGGGATACGCTTTGGCAGCCAAGTAGAAGTCGAAACCTCGCTCCCAACTGCCGATGTCCGCGGCCACCTGTGGCCCTGTGTAGTTGGGCGGCCGCGTCGACCACGTCGTGTCAGTGCGACCACCGCCGTTCCAGAAGTCAAGCAGGCGCATGACGTTGTTCTTGGAGACTTCGGCCAGCGCCTCGGCACGGAACAACGGGCCGCCGACGGTAGTAGCCTGCCCATCGAACGGCGTGTCCACGAATGTCACGGCGCCGTTGACGCCAAGGTTCACCGTCGCGCCAGGCGCCACGGTGAAGGTAAACGGCTGCACCGTGGTCGCGCCGCCGTTGGTCGTATAGCTTGCGCCGAGCGTGAAGCCCGTGATCCCGGAGCTTGCCGGCGAGGGGGTCGAGAACGAGGGCAGCGTGGCGCCCTGCGAGGTGTTGTACCAGATGGCCCAGGTGTACGTGCCCGCTGGCACGACACTGTCGTACGAGGTGCCAGCGCCGTTAGAGATGGCAATGCTGATGCGGACAAAGAACGCCTCGGTCGGCCAGCCCGTGACCGGGTCACGATTGCAATTGACGCCAGGGCTCCCCATCCTTTCAAGCCGTGCTCCGTTGTAGAGCGCTTGGGAATAGAGGCGGTTCGTCAGGATCGAGTTCGCACCGCTGAAGTTGGCGCCCATGCCGCCGATGTCGCGGAATTTGGCCTTCCAGGTGCCAGCCGTGGCCCGCACAAAGGCATTCATCTGGAATCGGCTGATGGCGCTCATGGCTTACGGCAGCTTGTTGATGCCAACGCAGCGAACGCCGACGTTTGCGGTCTTGGTGAAGTCGCTGCTCGCGGCCGCCGAGACACCGTTGACGGTGCCCATCTTGACCTGGATCTGCGGCACGACAGTGCTGATGGTGCCGTTGCTCATTTGCAGGCGTCCCGTGGAGATCTTCATATTCCCGGATGGCGAAGCCACTGGGAATGGGCCCGAGTCAAGCGTTTCGCCGTTCGTGACAAAGCCGTATCGGCCGCTGGCGTTTGTCGTCATCTGCGCAAGGATGTACTGAATCCCCGCGGCGACCGCGTTTTCCCAATACAGTTCGAACACGAACTCGTATTCGGCTTCGTCCGTTGGTGAACCGATGCCTGCTGCCGCCAGGTTGGCAAAGCCAGAGGTGCCAGCCGGGTCGAAGACCAAGACCTCGTTGCTGCCGCCGCCGGCGCACTCAGCGTTGATCCACACACCGAGACCATCGGGATCGGCCCACTGCGAGCACTTCATGGTCGCCGTTGCGGATGCCCCTTGCCCGCAGACCCAGCCAGACGGAATGCCGGCGACTGGCGAAGTGCCCTTCGGAAGCCGCGTGCTGTTCGATCCGCCGCCGAGGTATGTGCCGCTGGTCGAGCTGGTGTTCCACGGGCCCTTGAGCCAGACGTGCGTGCGACCGCCGGGCGTGCCGGAGTCGGTCGAACTGCGCGGAACTACCACCGGGAACGTGATCCCAGCAGCAGTCATTGTCGCGGCGAGAGGAACGCCCTGCTTGGCTGCAGACGACGTCGTGAAGTGCGTGCCGTCGCTGGTGTCGTAGTTGCCGTCGGGGTCGAGGTGACCGCTGTTGTCGTACATCACCTGAGAGGCGAAGCTGTACGTCGGCGTGGATACGTCCGAGAAGAGGATGCGTCCGGGGCTAGCCTGTTGAAGTTCGTACAACTGCCGGTTGTACGTCTTCCTAGGCGTGGGGTTGTACAGCGTGTACGTGCTGGAATCGACGTTGAGCGTGTTCGGCGCGCCAGAAGTTGCGCACTTGCCGATGACTTGCTCGTTGAAACTTCCGACGACGCCGGTGTATGGCGTACCTAGGGCTGCGGCGCTGCCAACGAACGAGCAAGATTCGAGCACGACATATGCGTTGCCACCACTGCCGTCCGCGCCCGTCAGGCCATCGAGCAACTTCTTCATCGAAGTAGCTGTCGCAGTTGGATCACCGCCAGGCTTCAGATCGTTGATGCCCATGCGGACGATGCACAGCACCTGACGGCCGAGGCCGTTGTAGTAGGTGGTCAGTTGCTTGGCGTAGGCGAGCTCAGCCGCCGATTCGGCCGAGAGATTGCCGGAGCCGTCACCGATCAGTGCGCCAGGGTGGCCCAGGTTGGCCACGATGTCCATGCCGCCACCCAGGATCGCGTTGGCGTGGTTCACTGGCCCGCGCCAGGAGCGGCGCTCCATGTTGATGATGTCGCCGTTGCCGAGAACCTGCGTGACGCCCGATGCGGCGGTTGTCGCATTCCAACTTGGCGCACCCTTCGCGTAGGTGTCGCTGGCGTTCGTGTGGATGCTGAGGCCCGTCGTCGTCGAGTCCTCGTAGTTGTTTCGGCCAATGACCTCGAGAGACTTGTCCGAGACATTGACGATAGATGCGCGCGGCGTCCCGGCCATCGCCGTGGAGCCTAGCGTCGTCGTGATGGCTGCCGTAATGCGGCCCGGATGCGTCGTACCGTCGCGAGCGAGGGTGGCCGCGCCAATCGCCACCATCTGGTTTTCCTTACCCGTGATCGAGTCACCGATCAGGATGACCGCCGGATTCGACAGCGCCGGGAAGGTGGCGGCCCCGAACTTCTTGACAGCCCGGGCGCGCGCGTGGAGTGCTGGCCGCATCGCTTCAGCCCACCAGAGCGCGCCAGGTGTCCGCGCCCACCTTCTGCAAGAACGCGGTTTCGTACTGCGCGCTGATGGCCAGCGACCGCGCCGAGGGCTTGACGATCGTCACGCCCGAACCGGCCGCAATGGTCGTCGTCCCGGCGCCGCCCTGGGACACGCTGATGACCGTGTAGAGCGGGAAGGCGACGGACGAATTGGGCGGGATCGTCAACGTGTTCGCGGCTGCGTTCGCCATGTCCACGCTGTTGCCGGCATCGCTGAGCGCCAGCGTGTAGGTGGTGCCGGTCTGGAAGTTGATCGGCTGCTGCAGGAGAGCCGGAGCGGTCGCCGTCAGAACCGTGGTGTTCGTGCCGGCCGCGCGCGTCACGTCGCCAGTGAGTGCGCCCGATTGCGCTGCCGGGACGTAGCCGCTGCCATCGAGCGAGGCCACGCCGTTTGCGGCGCCGACCTGCACGGAGGTGATGTTCTTCTGCCAGGCGGTGCCATCGCTCTTGTAGAGGACGCCCGCCACCAGCGCATCGCAGTCGACGTTGCTGGCTGCCGGATAGGCGGTCTGGAGCGCAGAGGTCGAGGCGTAGGAACCGAGGTAGCCGCCGCCAAGGCGCACACAGGTGAAGGTTGTCCCGTTCCACACTGCCTCGTCGCCAGTCTGATAGGTCTGGCCGTCCAGCACCTTGCCGCCCGCCCCGGTGTAGAGGAAAGCGTTCGATCCGAACAGTGGGAGCGGATTGGTGCCTGACGTGAGGTTGGGCGTCGTTCCGTCCCAGTTGATGGGGATGTTCTGCTTGGCCGCCAGGGCGCTCACGCCATCGGTCAGGTCGGTGGTGGCCAGCTTGCCCGTCATCTGGGCGGTCGGAACCTTGGTGTCGGAGCCGAGCGTCGCGACACCGTTGGCGGCGCCCTTCTGCGTCGAGGGGATCGCTGCATTGGCTGTGGTTTGCGCCGATCCCGCGGTGCTGAGCGCATTCGAGGCGTTGTTGTTCGCCGTGGTGATCGAGGCTTGCATGCCAGTGATGTCGATCGCCACGTACGCGGTTCCCGCCGCGTTGATGTACCGGAGGATGTTGTCCGCCCCGACGAACAGCGCGCCGGCACCCAGCGCGATGTCGGCACTCGTGGGGGTGCCGGCCAGTTGAGGCGAGGTACGGACGTTCAGGCGCTTGTAGGATGCGGTGAGCGCAGTCCACGAACTGGACCCGTCGCCGATGCGCAGGTGCCCGGTGTCCGTCTCGAGGCCGACTTCGCCGAGGGCGAGCACCGGATTGACCGTCGTCCAGTTCGCGGAGGTGTCGCGGCGGACTTGAATTTGGGTGAGGAGACTCATGGACTTCCCTCAGGCGGTGCCGCCGTCGATGGGTGGAAGGGTGTAGGTGCTGTTCGAGCTGCCGCCGCTCAGGGACTCGCCCAGATACGTCGACGAGGCGGTGCCGCCGTCGTAGGCGAGGACCGCCCCGGCCCCGTCGATGGGGCCGCCGACCGCCGCGTACGACAGGCCGATCGCGATGCAATTGATGCTGGTGCCGGCGTCGGCCGAGGTGACCGAGTACGAAGCGCCCGTCGCCCCGCTGATCGGGACGCCGTTGCGCGTCCACTGGAAGCTGGTCGCAGCCCAGCCGGCCGCGAGCTGCGCGACCAGGGTGCCGCCCACCACGAAGTTGCCGGTGACCGAGACAGGGGCAATGCCGCCCGCCACATAGGCGAGCGAGGCCTGGCCCGGGCCGTTGATGAGCACCGACTTGCCGAGCCCGCGCGCGATGTCCTTCTGCAGGGACGTGGTCGTGCCGGCCTTGACGGTGAGCACGTCGAAGACCACGTCCTCCAGGAACGTGACGCTCAGGTACTGGATCGGCGAGACGGGCATCTCTTCTCCGATCAGGCCGCGGCTTGGCCGGCTTCAGCGTCGGCGATCGCCTTGAGCAGGCGGGGCTCGCCCCAGGTGCCCTTGACGTCGATGCCGAGCTCCTTGGCGCGCACGCGCAGCGCGTCGAGCTTGGCGACCTTCTGCGCGGCGGAGCCGGCGGGCTCGTCCTCGCTGTTGCCTTGTTCGCTGACCGGCTCGTTCGCCTCTTCCCACACGGTGGGAAACGAGAGCAGCTTGGAGGCGGCAACGGGGTCGGCGACCTCGTGCACGTCGCCATTGCCCATCCAGACGATCCCGGTGGCGGCGACGTTGTCTTGCTTCACCGGCTTGATGCCGATGTATCGGATCTGCGTCATTCGGCGCTCCAAAAAGAAGAGCGGCTCCCGAAGGAGCCGCCCAAAGCGCCCGCAGGCGCGGAGACAACAGCGAATTACTTCGGACCGTTGGCGTTGCCCGAGACGATCGCCCAGAGCTTGCCGGCCGCGGCGAACGTGGCCGCCGAAGCCGTCAGCGTCAGGCGCACGATCACGTCTTCGTTGAAGGTGATCGGCTCGAAGCCGCAGAACAGCCGGCCGCCGGCGCGCATGACCGTCTGGCCCGCCGCGGCGAAGTAGTTGTCGACCGCCGTCAGCGAGGACGTCGAGTCGACCGCCAGGTAGCCCAGCTTGAACGCCAGCGTCGGGGTGCCGTTGGTGTCGAAGGCCGCGGACTGCACCGCCACGTTGGTGATCTCCAGCCCCGCGGGGATGTAGAAGTCGAACGTGTCGCCGCTGGCCGCAGCCGTCGGGACGCAGTAGTCGTTGATGTGGACAGCCAGGCCCTCGGCCTGCATGAACTTCGGCGCGTTGAAACGCACCGCCTTGGTGTTTGCCATGGTGGATTTCTCCGAAAGAGGTTGAGAGCGGGGCGACCGACGGCCGCCCCGTCAGTGCGTCAGACGCGGCGGCGGGTGACGGAGTCGATGACCATCACGCCGAAGTCGGTCGGCTCGGCCTGGCCCGTCTCGTTGGGCACGGAGAACCGCACCTTCTGCTCGGCGCCGATGATCTCGCCCGCGATCTCCAGATTGCGGCCGAAGTTCTCGGAGTTCTCGAGCATCGTGTAGGGCGAGCCCGAACCGGTGTTCGCGCCGCCGGCCACGCCCAGCGCCTGCGCCGACAGGAACAGCGAGCGCGAGATCTGGTAGGCCGAGGTGATCGCCGCGTTGACGGTGACCTGCGTCTCGGTGGCCGCGTAGCGGTTGGCCTGCGACACGTAGTTGACGCCGGCACCCGCCGAGAAGCGCACGCCCTGGCTCATCTTGCGAACCAGCACGCCGTTCCACAGCAGCGGGCCGCCGGCGAACAGCGGGTGCTTGGCCATGTCGCCGTACTTGGCGCGCTCGAGCGCCGCCGACTGCCACTGGCGGAAGTTGTTGCCCGTGGACTTGTCGGTCAGGATCGTGTCCCAGACCAGCGGGTCGACCATCAGCACGCCCTTGATCGGGTCGTCACCCGCGGCGGGGTCGCCGGGGATCTGGATCGGGGCCATCTTGATGGTCATTTCGTCGAACAGCGCGGCGATCTCGTCGATGTGCGACAGCAGGAGGACGTCCGTGTTGTCGATCGCCGAGAGTTGCTGGCCGCCCTGCACCAGCGTGGAGCCGTCGCAGACGTAGTGCCGGTTGTAGGTCGGCGCCATGACCGGGTTGATCATCTGGCTGGCGAAGTCCGGATCGCTGGCCAGGGGCAGCACCCAATCGGAGCCGTCCATCTCGCCGCGAGCGCCGGCCATCTGGGTCAGCGCGCGCTGCCACAGGAACGCCGGGACGCTGCCGGCCAGTTGCGCCAGCGCGAGGGTGCGCAGGTCGAACTGCAGGCGCTTCTGCGTCATCTTGCCGCCGACCGACACCGGCAGGGTCGCCATGTCGATCTTGATGTCCTGCTGGCTGAACTTCATCGAGGCGCCCAGGCCCTCAGCGTTCTGGTCGCCCATCACGGCGCGAACCTTGACGACTTGCGCGCAGTCCATGCGCACGGTGTCGCCGGCGGTCTTGTCCAGGTCGTTGATGCGCACGATGGGCATGCCGGTCGACGACTGGCGGCGCAGGATGCCGGTGGCCTTGTCGATGGTCGGCGCGCCGGCGGACAGGGTCTTGAGCGGCGTGGGCGCCTTGACAGCCTGCGCGTAGAGCATGTCGCTCCAGATCTTGGGTGCCAGGTTGGAGCCCGACGGAACTTGCGTGGTCATGGTGAGTTACCTCAGAGGTTGGTCTGAAGTCACCCGAAGCGCGCGAGCGCGGCATGCATGTCCTCTTCGGACATGTTCATGATCTGCTCGAGGCTGGGGGCGCCTTCGGTCGTGGGTGCCGCACCGCCAGCGATGTCCGACAGCGTCGAGGGCTGGGCCCGGGGCGCTTTCGCAACAACTTCGGCGGGATCGCGGCGTGCGGTGGTAGCAGGTGCCGGCGCGGCGGCCGGCTTCTGAGGAGGCGTGGGAGCAGCGGGGGCGGACTCGCCGAGCTCTGCCTTCACGCGTCGCGCGCATTCGGCGAGGCGTTCGGTCAGCGGCTTGTCAGCCCACTTCGGGTGGTTCTTCAGCAGGGCATCGGTCTGCACGGCCAGGTTGAACGCCGTCTGGTCCGGGTCGTTCTGCATGTCCAGGAGATCGGGGATCTCGTCGATCGCGTCCTGGACCGCCGGGGGCTGCGTGGGCGGAACGAAGTCGGAGTCGGCAGGCGCCGGCGCGGGGGCAGCCTTCGGGAGTGCGGCCTTGATGGCGCGCGTCTCGCGGAGGGCCTTGGCCACGACGGGCATGTCCTTCTCGAGTTCGGCGATTTCCTCGTCGGTGAGGCTCTCGTCCTTGGGCGTGGGGATCTGCTTGCGCGTCTCCTCGAGTTCCGCCTTCAGGCGAGCCGCTTCCTCGCGGGCTCGCTGCTCGGCGCGACGCGACGCACGGAGTGCGGCACGGACATCGCCTTGCTTTTCCGCCGCCGGCGCGGGGGCCGGGGCTTCGGCGGTGGTGCCGCCCTCGCCTTCAGTCTTCGCCGGGGTCGCTTCCTGGGTGCCTTGCGTCGCGCCTTCGGCCGGCTGCTCGCTCGTCGACGTGGTCGTCGCGGCCTGCTGCTCGGCTTCCGTCGCTTCGTGCTGGCGGATGTGCTCGATTACCTTGGCGAAGTCGTCATCGCCGTAGTCCTGCTGGGTGGTGGTCATTGCTCTTGGCTTCCTCAGTGCGCTGTGACGGGCGCGGCCCGAACGCAAAAAGCCCGCGTGATTGCTCAGGCGGGCTCGTGCGTGCCGTCCATGGATTCACGCGGCGGGGTCGGACGACGCCCTGCTGCGGCTGCCTCTGCGTACACGCTGCCCGGCGAGGCCGGTCGGGCAGCGGCTATGGGGTCAGGCGGCGGCTTCGGCCAGCGACTGGTTGATGAGGTCGGACTCCTGCGGCTGGTTGGCCGCGGGGTCGGCGGCGCCCGGGTACGGGTCGGCCGGCTGCGGGATGCCGCCATGGAACTGGTGGGCGACGTCCAGATTGATCTGCGTCGCCTTGGACTTGGCGAGCTCGGCCTGCGCGGAGTCGAGGACTGCCTTGGCCTGGTCGTGCTGCGCGCTGGCGGCCAGCGCCTGCGTCTTGGCGGCCTGCTCCTGCGCCGCGGCGGCAGCCTGCTGGGTGGCGACCTGCTGTTGCTGCTGCTGCCAGGCTTGCGCACCTGCGCGATCGCCCGTGACTGGCAGACCCGCCATCCGGCGCATGTCGTCGGCCGCCTGCTTGCGGCCCGGGCCCAGGGTCGTGTTGTTCTCGACCCACATGGGCACGAGCACGGTGGCCTGCGGCGTGCCGGCCAGCGCGCGCACCATGTCGCCGATCTGCTGGCTGGCCTGCATCTGGTAGGCCGGCGATGCAGGAACCTCGGACAGCCCGACGTTCAGCTTCATGTCCTTGACCTGGTTCATCGGCTTGGACTGATCGAGCGCCGGCTGCCCGGTCCGCGGATCCACCACCGGCTGGCCGTTCTGGTCGACCAGCGGCTCGAAGGTGTTCAGTACCACCACACGGCGCGAGTCGCCGGCGCCGATGGCGACCTGCATGTTCGGCTCCATGCAGTCCTCGGCGATGAGGTCGAGGAGCGCTTCGAACACGGTGTTGCGCGCCAAGCCGTAGTTGTCGTTGAGCTCGCCCATGGCGATCTGGCCCTGCTCCACGAGCGAATTGATCGCGATCCCCGACGTGACGCCGGCCGGAGCGTTTCCGAGCTGCGTCGCGTAGACGCCAGGCACGTCCTGGATCAACTGCTTGGCGTCCTGCATCACCTCGAACTGCTCCTGCTGGAGCTGCATCGAGTTGCCGATCTTGATGCCGTCGATGTTCTTCCGGCCCGGATTCGTCACCAGGAGCATGTCCGGGCGCATGGCGTTCTCGGCCAGGTCGGCGATGTTGTTGTACTTGCTCTCGAGGGCGTCCGAGTCGACCTGGATCTGCTGGGCCTTGAGCATCCACTGAATGCGCAGGCGCCGCTCGTTGTACTCGTCCTGCGGGTCGAGCATCCCGTGCACCAGCCCGTAGGGGGTGTTGTCCTGGTCGTCGCGGAAGGCGAAGAACGGGATGTAGGGGAAGTCGAGCTTGGTAGTCGCCACGTCCATGATCCGGAACGGGCCGGCGAACAGCGACATGCGCACCTGGTCGGTGATCTTCTTTTCGATCTGCACCGTGCCGCGCGACACCGCGGCGACGTGGTACGGGTTGTCTTCCTTGTACTGCACCCAGCGCGGGCCGATCCGGATCATGACGATCTCGGCGGGCACGCGGTACCAGACCTCGTAGAACTTCAGGCGCTGGCGGATGCCGTCCAGCCACTCCGAGCGGCGCACGCCGAAGTTCTGGCAGTCGTTGTACGCCTGGTGAAAGCGCGTCTCGAACGAGAACTGGAAGTCGGCGATCGCTCCCTGCCAGTTGTTCATGGCCAGGTCGAACACGTCGGCAAACTGCGGCATGCTCGCCTTGGCGACGTCCAGGTCGACCCAGCGCGCGCGGCACAGCCAGCGGGCGTCGCGCAGCAGGATGTGCTTGGCGCGCCAGTCCCAGAAGATCTCCGAGCGGTGAACCTCCTGCACCCGGTACGGGAAGCGCCGCGGGTCGGCCACGCGGGAGACTTCGACCCAGCCGATGCCGGCCGACACCTGCGAGGCGTAGGCGTTGGAGATCGCCATGTCCGTCAGCGACTCGCGCTGCGCCTGCTTGAGCTTGACGCTCATCACGTCGCAGACGTCGGCCCACTGGTCGTCGTCGGGCTCGAGGTGCGCGTCGCGGCGGTTCTTGGCCTCGGCGCCCAGCACGCTGCGGATCGTGCGGCCGATCAGGTTGGTGACCCGCGGGACGAGCTTGTTCTTCTCGGCCCACAGACGCTGCTCGGCCGAGAGCTGCTTGCCGTCGACGTAGGCGCAGCACAGGTCGGCCGTCGACCGCCAAGCCGGCTGCTGCTCGCAGTCGGCCAGCATGCGCTCGAGTTGCCGGAGCGAATAGCCGCCCTTCGCCCGGTCGCGGTAGGTGTCGACGGCACCCTCGCTGCGGACGGTCTGGACGGGATTCATGCTCATTGGCGTTGCTCTCTCAGTTCAAGCCGCGTAGGCGGCGGAATTTGTCGGCGTCGTCGGTCGAAGACGCGAGTGGGATGCCATCAGCGAACGTCATCGCGACCGCGTCGCCCTTGTCTGGCGAGCGGCCCAGGACTTCGCGGATCTCGTCCTTGTCGCGCACTAGGATCCCGGCGAAGGGGCCCATCTGCACGACCTTGTAGCGAACGGCGCAGAGGTCGCCGAGCAACTCCTGATCGGGTGGCAGCGCGATCGGCTCCTCTGCCGTCGGATCAAGCGCCTCGCGCATGCGCCAGTACATCTCCGCGCGCAGGTTCTTGAACCGCAGCGCGCCTGTCTGATCGGTGCCGTTCGAGCCCTGGGAGCCGACGATGGGCACGGTCTTGATGTTCAGGCCCTTCAGATAGTCGTAGGCCGACGAGCCGATGCCGATCGAGTCGACGCACACCGGCGCGCCGTTGCGCACATGCGGCGTTACGAAGGCCGCGGCATGTGGTCCATCCTTGGTCATCGCGCCAGGCACGGACAGCAACTCGTCGAACCAGTTGTCATGCCGCCGCGCCAGCGTGCTCTTGTCCGTGCCACCGCGCGCCACATCGAAGCCCAGCGAGCGCATCGGGCCCTTCTTCTCGCGCGGTTGCCAGCGCGCCTGCGCCGCCTTGACCCATTCCGTCGGGATCAACTGCCAGACTGGATCCGACCGGCCCGCCATGAAGTTGCCCTCGGCCATCTGCGATCGCAGCGGCTCGGGCAGCGCCATCAGCGTGTCGCGGTAGCCGGTCAGCGTCAGGAACAGGTTGTCGTCGACCGAGGAGCGGATGAAAGTCCGGCTCTTGGGCTTGACCAGCCGACCCTTGACCTTGACCTTGTCCGGCCCTGGAACCTCAAGATCCTTGCCGTCCGCATCGGTGACAAACCACCGCAGTTCGCCATCCTTGGCTGGATTCGGGTGCATCGGATCGAGCCACGGGGCCCAGAAGCGGACGACCCATTCGCCATCGGCGTCCGTCGGCGGGTTGCCGGCGCAGATCACTCGCTGACGCACACCCGGGTTGTCGGTACGCATCCAGCCGATCAGCGCCCGGAATTGCGCCTCCAGGAAGTGGCAGATCTCGTCGAAGCCCTTCAGGTCGTGCGGCCGACCCTGGTACTTCATCCAATCGTCCGGTTCCTTGACTGAACCGAGTTCGAGCACGCGCTTGGTGCCCGGAATGCGCCAGACGCCGGTCTGGCTGTTGTAGCCGGTGCGCGAGCCCAGCACCTTCGTGATGCGCTCCTCGAGCCCCACGAGCTGCACCGACTCGCGCCGGAAGATGATCGAGTGCTCCTGTTGCGTCAGTGCCGCGCCGATCAGAAGGTCGCTCTTGCCGCCGCCGGCCTGGCCGCCATAGAACAGGATGTCCGCCTGCGACGCCAGCGCGCGCATCTGCGGGCCGACCTGTTCGAGCCAGGGCGGCAGGTCGTCAGTCAGTAGCGCATCGAGCTCAGCGCGATCCTCGTCGGACATGTGCGGCAGCAGCCGCAAGAGCTCCTGCGGGTCAAGCAGGTTCGACATCAACCGCCGCGGCCTTCTGGCGCGCACGTTCCAGGATGGTGGCCAGCCGGCTCGCGCGCTCAGCGTCCGTCAGCGTCTTGCCACCGCCTTCGCCTTGATCGGGGTCGTCGAGCCGGAACGTCACGCGTTCGGCGTCGATGAGCTTCGTGATGGTGTCGGCCAGTGCCTTAACCCCGGTGATCCGACTTGGAAGGCTGATCGCCCGGTTGAGCGCCTGCCGCAGCTTGTTCTCGTCGGGCTTCTCGTCGCCGGAGCCGCCCAGCATTTCGGCGATCTGGTCGAGCGTGTCAGCGTGCTCGCTGGTTTGCTGCAGTTCGGCAAGCATCGCCAACGCCACGTCGCGGATCGAGCGCAGGTCTTCGCGGTGGCGAATCTCGACGCTGGAGCGCACCTCCGCAAGGGCGGCGACGACCTCGGTGGTTGCCGGGATGGCGGTGGCAACCTGTCTGGCAACCGCTTTGGCAACCGCGCTGCTGGCAACCTTGGAAACCTCGTGCTCGGCCAGCTTTGCCTGGGTGGCGGCCCGAACGGCGCCGGCGAGATCCTTCTGCCATCCAGCCTTCTTGGCGCGCTTCTGGATGGCCGTGTGGCTGACGCCGTAGCGGGCGCCGAGTTCCCGGTCGGTGAAGTGGCCGGTGCGGTAGTCGCGCTCGACTGCCTCCCAATCGACGGGCGGCTTCTTGGCTTCGGTCACGAGAACACCACCCAGGCCGCGGCGCCGCCGCAGATGGCTGCGAGGCTGAAGAACAGGTGACTGGCCTTGCCGGCTTGGTCGATGGGGTCAACGAGTTCGAAGGCGCCGAGCAGGAGGAAGACCAGGCCGACGACAACCATCACCGCGGCGATCCCGATGCGGAAGGGGTAACTCATTTCGCGTCGGCCCGGGTGACCAGCGGCGGCATGGCGCAGCGGCGCGCGACCTGCAGGCGGATGCGGTGGAGTTCCATGGCGGCCTGAGCCTCGGCGCGCGCCTTCGGGGCGGTGCGGACGATCCAGTCGAACGGGTTGCCGTCGGTGGCGGGGTCGAAGACGGGCTTGGGCGGCAGGCGCAGGAGGTCGGTCACGGCTGCACCGCCTTGATGAGGGCGGCCTTGGTGTCCGCGCACTCGTTGTAGGCGCGGCCGAGCTCCACGAGCTTTCGGGTCATGTCAGCGCCCGTCCGCCCCAGAAGCGGCGACAGCGGCGGGCACGGCTGCGTCAGGCTGGCTGGGATCAGCGGCTGCTCCGGCAAGGGCGGCGTTGATGTTGCGCAGGCCGTCATCGTCGATGCACTCGCTGCGATACACAGGGCGCTCCACCACGCGGTCGACGGTCTTGGTGATCGTTGCATAGATGACCTTCTGGTCGGCCTGCTTGGTTGCGAGGCTGCCGGCGACTTCGTTGTTGCGGAAGTTCAGCTTGGCGATGCGCTCGTGCTCAGCCTGCTGGGCGATGGCTTCGTTCGCCTTCTCGGCGGCGCGCCCCAGGCCCTCGAAGTGGTTGGCCAGCGCCAGGGCGCCGGCGATGAGGGCGACGAGCGCGACCGCGTAGGCGATCAGCTTCGCCTCGAGCGGGAGGCCGGGCAGGGTCACCCGCCCTGCCCCGTCGTCTTGTTGATGGAGTCGGCGATCTGCTGCATGGCGACCTTCTCCAGCGCGGCCTGCGCATCGATCTCGGCCTTCGCGTCCGCGGCGCCAGGCAGTTTCATGGCAGCGGAGAACAGCGCGTGCGCGGCCTTCAGGGCGTCGGCGCGGGTGGTGCCGCGGCGCTTGTAGAAGACCCAGGCGACGGCGACGCCAAGGATGAAGCCGATCAGCACGAAGACGAGGTCGGTGGGGGTGATGGTCATGGTGGACTCCGCTCGGCGATCAGCCGATGGTGATGAAGACCTGCTCGCCGGCATCGCGGGCCGCCCGGATCTTCGGAAAGAGGACGTTGAAAGCGAGCACGCTGCTGCCCACACCCTTGGGCTGACGGATTTGGCCGACGAGGATGCAGCCCTCGGTGTCTGCGGCCGTGTTTCCGGGGTGGATGCGCACGCCCTGGAAATTCGGGACGTCGGCGAGCTCGGGAAGGTCGCGGTTGAAGTGCGGGCTGTAGGTGACCTCGACCTCATAGCGGCCGGCGGGGATGGCGGTCTGGCCGAAGACCTTGGGCGCGCCCGGCGCGCGGACGGTGTCTTCGCACGTCCAGCACTCGAAAGCGCCGTCGACCGTCATGGCGCCGATGGTGCAGTCCGGATCGAGCTGCAGGCGGGAGACGCGGATTTCCATGGTCAGGCCGCCTCGAACTCGCGCTTGGCTTGGGCGAGCTGCGCTTCCAGATCCTGCTCGATGACCTTGAGGGCGCGCAGCCAGGCGTCCTCGGACGCGAGGGAGCAGTAGAAGTAGGAGAGCTCGGAGCGCGCGCCGCGGCGCTTGGCCATGGCTTGCAACTCGTTCTCCAGCCCGCGAATTCGCTCACTGAGGGCGTTCAGCTTCTCAAGACGTTCGATGTTCATCAGAAGCACCCGTAGTTCTGCGGGATGTTGGTGCGGAGCTGCCCGTCGCGGTTCTCCTCGACGCCCTTGGCCGCGCCGGGGCGCTGCTTCCACTCGGGCTCGACGTCCTTCGGCTTGGGCGGCACCTTCTCGCCCAGCGGCTGGAATCGTTCGGGGTTCAGGTCGTCGGTCGTGCGCATGGCGTCTCCAATCCGAGCTGGCGAACAAGCGCGAGGGCTTCGCGCGACTCCTGGGCGATGCCGCGGCGGAACGTGGCGATCCAGGACGTGACGAACGGCTCCGGCCGCGGCGCGTCATCCGCCGGCTTCTGGGGCTCGGCGTAGACGGGCTGGCGGCGCAAGGGGCTACCTCCTCTTGGTACCGGTGGGCCCGGCCAGGACGCCCCACTTCTTCTCGGCGAAGGCCTCGAAGGCGTTGATGGCCCGAGTTCCCATGTGGCCGGCGACGCCGACCAGGCCGATGGTCACCTTCAGCGAGACGCCGATGGCGTCGCAGAGCAGGAAGCACAGGAAGCCAGCGAAGGCCGATGTGCAGAGCTCTCCGATCAGGTGCATGAGGCTCCAGCCGGGGACGACACCGGCTTTGACCTTGGCGATCCAGCTCACGAGGCCTCCCAGCAACGACATGCCCACGATGAACGCCAACGTGTGCAGGTTCAGATCGAGTTCGTCACGCGGCGCGGGCTCGACGGCCTGGGCCAGGGTCACCACCATCGCGACGAGGAAGGCAGCAGCGAAGCGCGTGATGGTGCGGCGCATTGGTGCCCTCACTTGCAGGTGATGCCCGGGCCGCGGACTCCCAGCGCCAGCGGCGCCTGGTAGGTTCGCGGCTCGCGGCGATGGCGCCAAAGCACCCGGACGATCCAGACGATCACGGATCAGCCGAACGCGACGTTCAGGCCGGTGGGGGCCTCGTAGGTCATCACCGGGGGCGGCGGAGGTGCGTCGGCCGGCACGGTGAACTCGATCGAGGCGAAGCCCAGCGGCGCGCCGTCGGTGTCGTAGGCCTGGCATGAGCCGCTGTAGGCGCCGGCCGGCAGGTCGTACTCGACGATCGTCTGCTTGGTGTCGACGTCGGCCTGGCCCGTGACCTTGAACCGGTAGAACCCGAACGAGACTCCGGAGGCCAGCTCCGTCGTCGTGGTGGCGAGCGTGAGGGTGACTTTCATGGCGACTCCAGAAACGACAAAGCCGCCTCGATGGCGGCTTCGGGTGGAAGATTTTGCAGACGGCTCCGCCACTAAGCGGAGTCTGCGTTTTATTCTGGCCTGGTTCGTCTGTCAGGCTATGGTTGCGCTGGTTACTATGCCTGCGGCAAAACCTTCCGTCAAGCAATTCGAGTGCCCAGCCGAGTTCTAGAGCGCAGGCCCTGTGCGCCTCTCCGGCGTGTGCTGTATATAATCACAGCATGTCGTTGGAGCGCCTTCCCCACTACCGCTGGCGCATGCGCAGCCAGACCATCCCCGGCCGAATGGTCACCAGCGAGCTCATGACGGAGCGGCAGGCGAAGGCGGCCGATCCTGACGCGGTGCCGCTGCCGGGCACGCTGGAAATGCGGGTGGTCGACGAGGACGAGCCGGAGGCGTTCGATCCCTATGACCCGCGGTGGACACGACCTGACCACCGGTGCGCATGCGCTCGGCGATCGGGTGCGGCCCGGGCAACCAGACGCGGTCAGCGTCGAAGCCGCGTTGAAGTTCGGCCTTGAGGTCGACGTGCTCGCGAGCGCCGCACCTGCATGCTCGTTCAGCAGGGACGCTGAAGCCATTCCAGGCGGTGTCATCCCAGGAATGGCGGTGGAGCGCGCGGCGGATACGTTGAATGAGCGTCATGGCAGTTCCACCGTCTCGCCCAGCTTCGAAGCGACGTAGGCGCGCATGGCGGCGACGAGGTACGTTCGACCCGTTTGCTCATGCTCGCCGCTGATGTTCGTGTCGCTGTCTATGTCCCAGCGCCCGACACAAGCGCGGAACCCTTCGCGGTTGCGTTCGCTCACGTTCTCACCCCAGGAAATCCACGTCTTCTCGACAGCGACTCCCTCGCGATCGAGGATCGGGCCGCCCTGCTCCCATGCGGTCGACGGACACCAGTCGAAGCGGCCATCCCCTGCGCGGGCCGGGCCGAGCACGCAGGCTTCCGCGCGGTCGCCGTCGCCCGGGTCGATCCAAAACGACGGGAATCCCTCCGCCTTGGCGACGGCAGCGTCCAGCAGCGCGCCAGTCAGCTCGGCGACCTTGTGAGTGGACATCCTCATTCCTCCTTCGCCCAGCTCGTCACGATCAGTCGAGGCCTGTCGGCTCAGCATCGCCACCTCCTGCGGCACCCCTGCACCAGCAGAAGGGTGGATCACGCCGAGCGCGCGAATGGTCGTCGGCGTCTTGACCGTCCCGGCGTCCGCTTTGGCTGCAGCCAACGTGTCGCGCGCCGGGAACATCGGCGCATCGGTGAAGACCGAGCAGACCTGCCACGCCACTGCCTTCTGCGCTTCGCTGGGGGATGCGCTGGCCGCAACGTCGGCGAATAGGCGCTTGAACTCGTCGACCGACGGCACGATGGGCACCCGATGGCCGCTGTCCAGGCCCAACGCGTTGCTGATAGCGAGGATCCAGTCGCGATCACGCTCGGCCGTAGGCTTGGCCTCGACTGCGGGAGCATCGATGCGCACGAAGCGTCCGTCGTCGAACTCGCTCGCGACTCGGTCCCACAGGACGCCGGTCGCGCTGCGATAGATCACCCGGGAAAGCTCGGGGTTTGCCTCGTCGATCGCACGGCAGATCAACTCGTACTCGCCGCCCGACTTGACGTGGCGGTAGAACTGGCGCTCCTCCACCGGGCTATCTGCCCTACTGGCGAGGTCGCGGAGGCGGTCGATGGTGGAGGAAAGCTGTGCGAGCTGTTCGCGCGCTTGCTTGTCGTACTTCTCCTGCTGCTTCCACGAGTCGCGCTCGTCGGCCACGCCTTGGCTGTAGGCGCTGCTGCTCAACTGGCGAGCCAGCCGATTCGCCTCCTCCGCCAGCCTCGCCGCTTCGGCGTCTTGTGGGGTAGTGTTGGGGGTCATGCATACTCCAGTTGCAATTGCGGTTCAGGCTCAGGCTCGTCGGGGATCACGACGGAGAAGTCCCAGCGCGGCGGCGAGTTGTTGGCAGGGTTCTCGATGCGCTCGCGCATGACCGCAGCGCGGCCTTCCTTGGTGGAAGGAAGGTAGACGCCATTGGCCCAATTGACGTCCTTGCCGATGTTCTGGCCGATGTTCGTGCTGTCGACGCTGGCGAACGGGAATCGCGACGAAATGGCCCCATCCAGCATCCGCAGACCGTGGAACTTGCAGAGCGGATACCCGTCCTCGTCACATGCGACCTGCATCGCCTGGGCCATACGTTGCCACCATGCAGGGGTTTTCAGCTTGGCAAACTCCCCCGAGCTGCCGAAACACACGCGCGGCCACTCACGCACCAGCCGTTGCAACCGACCGAGCGATTCGTGAAGGTGCCACACCGGCGCGCCAAAGTTCTTCCCCAGCGGCCACGCGGCCAGCAGCGCGTCGTTCTGTTCCTCGTCGCCATCGATAACGTCTGGAACGACTGCGAAGTCGCATGACGGGATGCGTCGGCATTCCGCTGCCCAATCGTAGAACGGCTTCCAGTCTGTGATCGGCTTGCCTTTGCGCCAGGCGCTGAACGCCCCGTTGTCCAGCGCGAAGGATTGGCAGACCGAGATGGCCAACGGTAGCTGCCGGTAGTCGGAGAACGGGACGAACGCGTGGCCGCGTGCTATTGCAACGACAGCCGCGGTTTCAGGCGTGATAGGCAAGCCTTCGTACGGAATCACGCACTACCCTCCATGCGCTCGCTCACCTCGCCCGCCTTCAGCCACGGCTCAGCAAGCACCAGTCGGCGCGTGCGATCAGCGGCGATAGCAGCACGCGCCATCTTCAGGTGCGGCGTGGCGACATGCGGATAGACCTTCAGCAGCAAGGCCGTCAACTCGCTGTCCGTCATGTCCACCTGCGCCCCCATGACTCCCTGCACGCTCGCCGATGCAGCCCGCGCAATCGCGGCATTGACGGGTTGGAGCGTGAAGCTGTCGATGCGCCCAGCCGGCACCAACCTGTCGTCGAGCAGGCCCTGCACGATGTCGCGCAGTTCGGTCAACGCTTCCAGCAGCTCGCCGCTCGCCAATGCAGTCGAGCCCGCACGGGGTGGCTGCTCGTAGGTGTCGATGAGTCGGCAAATGTTGGAATGAACGTCCGATGCGTGGGCATAGCGTTCGTCTTCCAGAGCATCGGCGTACTCACTGATCGCTCGCTTCAGCTCAGACTTCCACGCCACCGGCTCTCCCGCCACTGCATCGACAGCCTGGATGGGAGCGGCTGAGGGGAGGCGCATCCAGCCCACGCAGTCCTTTTGGTTGCGCGGGATGCAGGTTCCGGCGTCAGGCATCCAGCCCTCGCGCGGGCAGCCGGCGATCTTGAGGCGCGGACTGTCCTCGGCCGAGGCCCACGCTCCGATGCAGATCCACTCCGATTGACCGCTGACCCATCGGAGCAGCACCCGCTTGATCGGATTCTTCGGCGCCGTCTCGATGGGCTGCCACATCCCTTGGGCAGTCGCATTGAGGGCGCGGTCGGCCATGACGGCGGCGCGGGCGTAGGCTTCGATCTCTTCGCGAACCATTTTGGGGTGCGGAATGTCCTCGGTGGCGAGAAGCAGATCAACAGGCAGCGGTTGGAGGGTGATGGGCTTGTCGGTCATGGTGGTCAGTCCTTGGGGTTCAGAGCGGCGCGGGCTTGACCAACAGCGGACAGGCCGCGTTCGATCATTTCGTCCGGATAGTGGTAGTCGCGGTCGATCTCGATGAGGCTGATCCGGCGCAGTGCCTCCCGCAGTCGATGCAATTCAGCATCCTTTTCAGCGAGGAGGCGAGAGGCGTCGTCGGCCCAAACGACCTGTCGGTATTGCCTGTCCGGTGCGAGGTAAGCATTGCGCTGTTCTGCGACTTGTCGGTCGTCGGTGAAAGCGCCGGACGGCGCTCACCCATGCCACCGTCTGAAGTTCCGCCCCGCTGGCGTTATCGGGTGCTTTGCTCATGATGCGAGTTCCTTGGTGGTGGCCTGGCGAATTCCGTAGAACCGGACGAATCGCTGCCATGCCTCGAACGCCAATAGCGGCGACTCGCCCTGCCCGAAGCCGCCCCCGCCGAAGCAAACCCAGACGCGCGAGCCGTAGGGACAGTAGCCGCTCTTTCGAATGCGTGGCTTCATGATGCGAGTCCTATGGCGACAAGTTTGGCGATGTTGATGAGTACGTCCCTGAATTCGGGGGGTGTGGCATTGCGGATTCGGGTCTTGTTCTTGCCGCCGACCATCGCGACGACACCGATGCGCCGGGCCTTCTCATAGCCGTAGCGCTCCACCATCCAGTCGGGCAAGCGCTGCGCTCCGCGCGACCAGTTCAGCTCGGGTAGATCGCGCTTCTGCATGCCGCACGCAATCAGCCAGGTGGGTTTGCGGCTGCTGTGACCGTAGTGACCCTGCTCGACGTAGCAGACCCATACCCCGTGCTCTCGGTCGAACTCCCACCCGGCGCCTTGCTTGGGCTTGAGGATGCCGAATGCGTCCCACGCCTTGCTGTGCGCCGGATGTTCCAACACGCCACCGAAGCGCTTCAGGGCTTTGAATGCTGCCTCGAAGCATCCACCGTCGTCGCCGAGTTTGAACTGGTGCGGCTTGCGCGTGCTGCCGTGCCAGAAGCGGCCCCAGCGTTGACACGGTGAAGTGGCAAATCACTGGATGCGGGCCGGCGTACTTGCGCGCATCCCGCACCTCGTCCCACGGGTCGACGCCAGTCAGGCCGAAGTAGGCGCCGCCCGTCTCGACGTACAGAGCAGCGATTTGCGCTCCCTCGCTCATATTCATTTCCTTTCCCCTATCGGGATGGGCTCTTGTGGGAGAGGGTCAGGCGGCCTTGGCTTCCGAGGGTGCCTCGAACCAGAGCGACGCGAGGTACGCGACGCCAGCCGCCTTGTGCTCGTGCTTGGGCGCCCACGAGCCCTGGATCGCGGCCAGATGGCGCATCGCGGTCTTGACATCGATGCCGGGCTTCGGCACCGGGTAGCCCTTGAGTCCGCTGAAGAACCAGTCCGACTGCCACTGAGTCCACTTGTTGCCGTTGTGCCGCTTG